TTTGCAGATAAAGCACCGGGACCAAAAGCGCTATTACTACCTACAGCACCACCTCCACGACCAACAGTAAGACCATAAACAGTTAAGTCAGTACCAGAGTATAAAAGGTTGGCTGAGTCTGTTAGTAACCCGTCAGTTGTAGCGTAAGCAACACGACCAGAAGTTAATGCGGCTGAACTTAGATTAACAGACCGCTCACTAGGATAAGTTAGGAATACGTTCTGTGAACCAGTACTAAAGTTAGTTAAAGAGCCAGCATTAGAGGAGGAAAGAACCGTGGTACGGGCTAATGTTCCAGACGAGTAAGTACCAATACCTACTTCCCAGTTTGCGCCATTTTGGTCAGCTATAGCGTAGTAACAAGTATTGCCGTTGCCTACCGTGCTAAATGCTTGGTAGCCTGTAACTGCGCCTAATAACGTAATCGTACCTGTACCGGGAGAAGTACAGGTCTCTAGAACTCTGTCCTTTAATACTAATGCCATGATTGGCTCCTAATTACGAAGTTGCGGTTGTGCTGTAAGTTACAGATACTGTATCGCCAGCTGTCGTTGCTTTAGCTGTACTAAAATTACCTTCGGAATAAAGCGTACCAGCAGTTGAGCTTTGTGTACTAACAGCGCCTGTGCCTGTTACCAAGAAGCATCCGTAAACTGTTCCACCAGCGCCCGTGATTGTATAAGTAATCGCAGTTGCCGCAGAGGTTGTGACGTTACTTGGAGTTGAGCCTGTAGAGGTAGACGCAGCAAATACCGCTGTTCCACGAACTGCTGAGCCACCAACTGTGTAGTTAGTAAACTCTTTACCACCGCCAACCAAAGTTGTCATGGTATCTGTAGCAGCTGGAGTTAAGGTAGCATTTGTTAAACCTAAGAATGGTCCAACTGTAGTGTATGTACCAGACGTTCTAAGTAGTGTATCAAGCATTAACTGCTTACCTACCGCTACGACTAGGTTAGGAAACTCTTCTTCCCACTTTAAGTTGCCAGAAGCATCACGGCACTCTACCTTATAAAACCCATCTACGCCCATTCCTTCAGGAATAGTTACGTTTGCTTGTAATGAGGCTACAGCGTTGTCACCGCAGCTTGCTTTTTCGTTTGTCATAATTACTCCTAAGAAATTGTTATTACTGCGGTTGTTGAGCTAGGTGTTGGGAAAGTAATTGTAAACGTACCCGTTGTTGTTTTATCTGACCCAAAATTCAAGACTGCTACTGTTGCACTCGTTGTACTATTGTAAATCAACGCACCTCTACAAGTAAAGGATGCCCCCGTCCAAACTACTGGGTCAAACGATATGTAAGCTACGTTGTTTGTAGTATCCCCAGTAGGTGTATTTGATATGACTAACGGTTTACCGCCAGCTGTGTATCCTGTACCAACAACCTCACCTGTAGTCGTGTAAACAGCCGTAGCGTTATTTAAATCAGCGTTTGCAGTATACAAAGCAATTTTGTAAGTATAAGAAGTTCCAGTATTAAAATTAACCAATCCACTGAGAGCATCAGTCTTGAACCTCGTAGTTTGTCCTTGAACTATGGTCACGATACAACATTCCCTTTAAGGTTTGTATTCAGCTTAGTTTGACCATCTCTGTATGCGTCCCCACGTTCTAGACCATCGCCAAGTCGTTTAGCTAAGCCTACAGCTTCCATAAACTTCTGCTCATAATAGTTAACCATATCCTGCTCACCCTTCATAAATATCATGGCTTCACGCATCGAACCATACAGAAGAACAGGGTCAAAGTTATCACCAAGCCAAGAAGTTCCCGTTGTATTATTAACCGCAGTCACGGCTATAGAGAACCCAGAACCAGAACCAACACCAATATTAGCTGCGTTAAAGCTTAGTGAGTCCCCTACTATGTAGAAATTACCACCATTAGTCAGAGTCACGCCTGTAACAATACCAGCAACAATAGTTATTGTAGCTACAGCTCCTGCGCCCGAACCACCTGTTAGTGGTATGTTTGTATAGGTTCCGCTAGTGTAGTTTGTACCGCCAGTAAAAGAAGCAGTGTTAAGTAAGGTGATAATACCCTGCACAATAGAGGCTGGGTAGAAGAAATAATGCAATTCTACGGGATAGCTAGAGTCAGGAGTAGGTCCCATAATAACTGATAACTCAGTATTTAATGTGTACTGTGGACCAAACAAAGCATAGTATTTAGGCGTTCCTGTATCAGTTGCTTTAGGGTAAGCCTGTCTAATAAAGTTTACATCTTTGTTAAGTAAGTACTCGTAACCATCTGCTGTTACTACAGCCAATGAGTAAGTAGCTAAAAAGTCGTTAGGCAAAGAGAGGTATTGATTACTTGCAGTTAGCGTTCCTGTCACGTTTTTGCGTAACGAAGGGAACTGTATCATGTTAAAGATACGCTCCTCTGCCTGTTGTACAAACGTAGGAATGCTCGATACAAAGAGCGCTTCCGTATTCTCAGCGTAGTTCTGAATTGTTTGGTACAACGTAACGTAATTCATTATGCCATCGGCCCTCTGCACATAAAGCCTTTAGTAGCCGCTCCTGCACCACGCATCTTAATGCCTGATGTTTTAACTTCTGTGTTTTGGCTTTTTGATACACCACCAACAGAAATTTTAAGATCGTCCATAAAGTTAACACTTTGAGGTTTACTAACGTCTTTAGCAGTTAGTTTTTTACCCGACATAGTGTGTGGTTCTGCATAAACAGAAGCAGGTCCCACTTCTTTACCATCTTGTTTCATGCTGTATTTAGCCATTATCTACCCCTTTGAGCTGCTACTTTAGCCATATTACGTCCCATAGACTTCATAGCTTCGTTAGTTTTGCCGCCTCTAAGTGAACCTTTACCACCCTTAGCACCTGACTCAATACCAACGCTAGGTCCAGAATCACCAAGGTTTTTGCCTTTAGTTTTGCCTTTTTTTGTTACGCCATCAGCGCCTGATTTATATCCCATTATACACTCCTATGTTGTTGAGATTGTTACACTATTTACAGTACCCGTTGCAACTAGCGCATTGGGAGTTAAAGCTCTATCAAAACTTCTAGAACCACCAACAGGGTACCAACCCCATTCAAATACTCTACTACCGCCTTCGGGATAACCACCCTCTGCTACTGTGTTGTTATCGCCATTTTCAGTCTGTAAGCCACTTGTTCCAGAAGCATAATAACTTATATCAGGTCTTGGCTCCCTTACTGCTTGTGGGTCATTAACAGGATACATACCTAATTGTAACTGAGGCTGGTCAGGTTCCCAACACTCATTACATACTTTTATACTGACCATTCTGGTCTTAATCGTCAATTTTCTAAGTTGACTTAATTTAAACCGTTGACCACAACGATCACACTCTGCAATGCTGTGCTTACCAGAGGCAAAATTACTTGGCATTATCTATAGTAAAACAAGTTTCGTGGAACAAACCTAACAGGCGCAGTTTCTCTGTCTTCTTGTGAAGCTAAACCAAACTGCTCTTCGTAATCAGCTTTTAAAAATATAATGCGTTGTGGATCTGTACCTTGAATCTTTACACTCAACATATAAGATAACCCAGCTACCATACAGTTAATAAATCTAAATGGCACGTCTTGTATGTTGACACCACCTCCAGCATCTTGCATTCTACGCATACGCCAGTACACAAGCGTATAAGTTGTACCGGCAGCAGGACAAGGCCAAAGGTTTATACAAGGCAAATACTGCGCTGTAATAGCGTCTCCTATTGCGTGCGTGGCTGCTGTTGTATTATTTTGTCCCCTCCAGCAGTTTTGCAGTTGGTTTCCAATAATATTTGTGTAAGCGATAGTTTCAGAGCCAATCTTAATAAAGCCAGTTGACCTTAAATCTAAGTTAGTTATGTTGTTATTAGTTGCAGTTTTTAAAGTAATAGTCGTATCTGTTGCGCTAATAGCTGTTTTTAACAAATATTCGGTTGTATCGCTATTGCCAGATTGACGGTTAAAGTAAATCTGTACTGGTCTACCTGTAGTTAGTTTGTTAGGGATAGTAGCGTAAGTAGGCTCAGATATACGAGAGAGATTAATATCACTTTGATTGGTTGGGCTGGCATTATCTGTACGAGTTTCTAAATCTAAGATGTCTACCGTATCTGACGGAACAGCGTAGATTCCTTGATTTGGGTTTAAAATAATACTATTCTCTTCAACCGTCCACAAGTTAATACCACGGTTAGCCCACTCAATTAACATTAAATTAAGCGACCTTCTAGCGGTTTTTAAGTCATAACCAGTACGAGACTGTGAACCACAGCGTTCAAATGCTTCCTCAACCATTTCTACTAAGTCAAGGTTAAATGCGCTAGTTCCTGACGTAAGTGCCATTACTTCCTCTTTTTAGCCGTTTTTGCTGAATTGACGAAATCCATTGCGGAGGGGGCACCTTTGGCTCCAACCTTCCGCATTTTTTCACCAGAACCAGCAGCAATCCTTTTACGTTTTGCATTAATATTTTCATATAAGCCACCGGTTTTCATATAACCCATTTTGTTACGAACATCCGTGGGTAATTTAGATAAACCCTTACTATCTTCTGGCACTTCTTTCAACTCACCACCTTTGGCAAATTGAGTAAAGTCGGTGTTATCTCTACGGGTTTTTTTCTTAGCACTTGGCATTTTGCTAGGGTTTATTGCGCCCATTCCACGAGAGGCTTTCATTAACAGTACCTTCCACCTTTAGACATTTTAATCATTGTGCCTTTAGTTTTGCCTTTAGTAGCAACTCCATCTGCTGCTTTATGCCCAGCAGCTAGTCCACCGCCAGCCATTTTGTGCATCATTCCACCCTTTTTGAGAGTAGTTAAGCTAGTTTTTTTACCACCATGCTGTTGTTTATCGTGCATACCAACAGCTTTTTTAATCATCTTTTTGTCTTGAGCCATATCTGATTTAGCCATTCCACCCATAGCCATTTTAGCCATGCCGCCTTTTTTCATAGGCATTGCAGGAGTGCCGGGCTGTGCAGTTCCAGCTTGCATCATCTGGTTATCCATTCCCATACGACCACCTACTGGCATCATTGGTTTTCTTTTAGCTGTCATCATTTTTGGGTTCATTTTAGAAGCCATAGTATCACCACCTTTATTGAATAATGTTAATTTACCATGATTTGTTTTAGGATTATTTGCCTTTTGTAAATCAGGTCTTGATTGTTGACCACCTTTAAATTTTATTCCTTTATCTGCTTGCATAAAATCTTCACCTACAGATTTAGGAACTCCTGCTTTTTTAGCAAATGAAGCGTTGTTAGCTACAGCTGCCATAAAATTATGTTGTTCTTTAGATTTGCTTGGCATTATAAACACTTTCCTTTTGTATGCCCTTTAACAGCTATACCGTCAGCTCGTTTAGAGGCCTTTGATCTAACAGTGCCACCTTTTTTAAATGAACCGCTATATCCTACCTGAAACCGTGGAGCTCCTCTGCCACCTATTGGTTTTGTAACTCCAGCTCTAAAACCATCTTTTTCATAATTTACGTCAGCAGCTGCTAATTTATTTATTTTACCCTGTGGTGTATCTATACTAATTCCTGTTCCACCAAAATCTATAGCACCATCTTCTAGTTTCTTTTTAAATCCTAATCTACCAACCATTCCTTTTGGTGCTGACATTCCACTTTCTGGTGGTGGAGCTTGCATAGATCCGCCAGATAAAGAAAAAGGTGATTCACTTTTTGGATATTGTGATACTTCATCTTTAGACAATCTTTTTAAATACGCCCTGTCCTCATCTTCCCCAGCGTCTAAGATTGCCTCTCTAACAAATTTTGTTAACCCATCAGGCACGAGTAAATCCTTTTTTAGCTATGCCGTCTGCACGTTTAGATGCTGAAGAACGAGCCATTCCACCTTTTTTCATGCCGGGCACTCTAAATTGCGTAGGCTGATTGGTTACTTGAGGTTTTTGCACATTTTGCATATCAGCTAATTGTTTTTTGTAATCATCCCGTTCTTTTTCAGCACTAGCTAAACTAGCAGCATCATTTGTATTGTTTGTAACCCTATCAAGTGCATCATTAATAGTAGGTCCCAAAACAGGGCTAAGTATATTTATTAGGTCTTTACGTCCCATTTTGCTTACCTCGAAATAAGTTGATCAATTTTGTTTTCAAGCTTGTTAAACCTTGCGTCAATGTGTTCAACAATCCGGTCAACTTCTGCTTTAGTGACGTTATCACGGGCTACCTCTTCTCTTGTTTTGTTTAGTAGAATGCTTATTCTGGCTAATTCATTAAACTTTTCATGCATCATATACCCAATTACTGCTATTAGTATAGTCAGTCCGCCTGTCCAGAGTTCCATCATGTTTAGCATTTCCATCTCTTTAGACTTGCAGCCTTCCTAGTTGGTTTGCCGTTCTCGTCTTTCATTGGTCCGGGCATCCCTGACATCCTAGCGCAGAATGAACGCTTTCTTGCGCCACCTTGTGGTTGCGGAGCCTTTAGATTAGACCCCGTAGCCGCATTATACTTAGCTCTACCTTTGGCAGTAAGACCCGCCCCTTGAGACACCGGTAGCTTCTCACCCCTACCAATAGCCAGAGACGGACCTTTTTTCTTAGCCATAGAACACCGTTATTCCAGTTATAGAACCAACACTTAAAGTTAAATACAGTCCAGCTTTTGCCACAATCCCTTGACCGGGAATTAAAATACAAGTTGTGTTTGGTGTGCCAAGACTTGCTATGTCCATTGTAAAAAGAACAGGGCCTGTGGCGCTTTCGGTGCGTATTTCAAAAGTGGCAGCTGTACTAGCTTTAGGGGCAACAATAATCCCTTTTAACCTTGTTCGGTTACTTGCATAAAGAGTACCCGCAGCACTAAGATGCGCTGATAAAACATCGGTTTGCATACCCATAATTAATCTCCTAAAATAAAAGGGGGCGAACCCCCAGATTAATTAAACCTGACTTGGATTAGCGTTACCGTCAGAATCACGAACTACATAAGTCATAGTTAAGATACCAGCACCTGAAGTAGCTGTTACGTTAGCTTGAGTAAATGTAATAATCGCATCGCCTGTACCTACGTTAGCGCAAAGCACTGCACCAGCTGCGTTGTTATTACCAAGCAACAAGTTAACAATACCTGTGTTAGTAAATACGCTACCGTTAGCTGCGGTGTTAATAGCTGTACCATTTACAAGTAAAGCGTATGTAGGCGTAGTTGTTGCGTAAGCAACAGTTGTATTAAACGAAGCAGATAAAATTTGTGAGCCAGCTGGGATTGTAAATGCGTATGTTCCAGCAGTAATGTCTGTGTAAAGAACCGCAACAGATTGAGCAACTATAGTATTGCCCATATTGCGTAATGTTCCAGCAGTTGTGCCGGTAGTGTTTTTAACGGTACCTAATAGCCAAGGACCTAAGTGCGAAGCGAAACCCATGAGGATTCTCCTATATACAAGTTAAGCCTATTAATCGGTATATCGTCTGCTGGGGCAGTTTAATAAGCTGGAATTACCCAGATAATTAATCATACTACATTTTACAAATTGTGCAACATATTTAATAAAAAACCCCGCCTTGTGAGCGGGGTCTTCATAAAACCATTAAGCTCCGGGGCTACCGTACATGCCTAATGGGTCTGACCAACCGAATGAATAACGCTCACGAGACTTGTAACGGACGTTACCAGTATCAAAGTCGCCATCCATAGAATTGGATAGTGGGGTACGAACAAAGTGCTTCATACCGTTAGGTACATCAGTACACAAATACCAACCGTTTGTATCGGTTAGGAAGTGGTTAATGGTGTAGCCTTCAGGAATAGAGCCGTTGTTCTTCAACGCATTGAGGTCGTTATCAGTTGTACCAATACGAAGTTCAGTCTCTAACAAACGAGTAGCTACGAACTGTAGTGCAGGTGGAACAACTAATTTACGAGGCTTAGCGGCAATTAATAGACCACGCTCATCAGTCCATGCTGCAATTTGAATAACTGCGTTTTCCAACGAAGTTTCATTCAAGTCAGCTGCGACAGTAGGAGTGTTGCCGTTAGTTGAGCCGTTAATAAGCGGATGAGATGTGCTGAATAAAGCAACGCCATCACCACCGGGATAAGCGGCAGAGAATCCGTTGTTAATTACAGCAGCAGCTTTAACCTGCTTAGTATAAGACATCGCACGAGCCAGACCTTTAGTATAGCGAGCTGATAGGCTATCGTAGAGGTTGTCTTCGATTGCTTCTTCAGTCAAGCTAAAGCCAAGGGCGATAGTTTCGTGATTGTAGCGAGCTGTCCAAGCTTCTTGCGCATTGTCATAAGCAATTGCAGAACCTTCGTTCTTAACCGGAGCGGCTGAGAACCCAGACAGTTTTGTTTCTTCTTCAAAAGAACGCTCAGAGGTTTCTGTTTCGTAAATCTCTTTGTGTTCTTCACCGTAGCGAGCATACTCCAAACCAAACAATGCGTTCAATCCGGGAAGGAGCTCTTTAAGTAGTTGTGCACGAGAAATAGCCATTTAATTGCTCCTTTAAGCTATGTTGTAACGATGGACACCGAAGTTATATTTAACTATAGCTTCAGGAGTTTCAACTAATACAACAGTGCCAGCTACTTGCGTTGCTACAGCAGTAACAGTTAAAGTTGTACTTCCGGTTGTTGTAACGGTTGATGCGGCACTTAATGTAGAACCAGTAAACTGCAACTGACCATTAACTAAGTTAAACACATCAGTACCAATAGGTAAGAATGTACCAACAGGTAAGCCAGACACAACAACAGAAGTTGCTGCGGGGGCTCCACCGGATACATAAGTTCCTGAAACGCTGACTTGCGTATCTGGTACTAAACTAATAACACGGAATCCAGCAGTTGATGCGCCAGCAGCAGAAGCTCCTAGAACAGACATACTTGAATTACCGGTAGTAGTTGAACCAGTTTGCGTTCCACCAACGATATTTGCGCCAACTAAAATAGAAGACACAGAACCGATAGTTGTTCCGCCAGCTGTGGTTGTAGCCGCAACTCGCATTAGAACATCTGGGTCATCAGAAACAATCGCAGTAATATCGCCAGCTAATACATTGCCGGGATAGTATTGTGCAAACTGACGCTGTTTGTTGGTAGGGTTAGTATAGTAACAACCTAAGAAAGTTCCAACTGTTGTATTAGTTGAATTAACTGGGTAAGTTGTTAACGTAGCATAACCAGCGGTTAATGATACTGAATCACCGTAAAAAATAGTAGTGCCATAGTTATATTGAATCGGAAAATTTCTAGTCGACCCAACAAAAACTTGACCACCAATAAGATTCACGGGCTTTAGCCCATAAGGGGCTGATACTGTAGGATACGCAGCCATTTAAATCTCCATTAAAAAGTTAAGTTCATTTACCTAGGCTACTTGAGGATTTATTCTCTTTGAAGAGAGGCATCCTTGGGTCGCTTTGGCGCATTAAATTATTGTCTACAGCATCCGTCTGAGCTTGTGTTTGCTTATCGTAATATTCTGCACGTTGAGCAACAAATTCACTCGGAGTCTTGCAAAGCAATAACCCGCCAATTTCGATGTTGTCTTTAAACTTTCCATCGCCACTGGCTAACAGTCTATATTTTGGCTGTTCCTCAAGAGTAACTGGCTCCCATCCCTCTCTCAGTTTCGCTGAAATATTACGGGGGTCAGCTGCATTTAATGTAGAAACACGAATCCAACGATAAGAAAACCCAGCCTGTTTGTCTGGCTCTGGGAGAAGTTCCGGAGGCATCCACTGTTTAGGACGCTCTGTCATTTCACGAGTTTGTATTTCTCTTGGTGTTCTTTCAGCCATTTTAATTCTCCAATTTAGTTAATTCACGAGCATATTGCTCTGGTGTAAGTTTGAATTTCTTTGCCAAAGCGAGTTGAGTCTGATTAAGCTTTACCTTTTTGGGGGCAGTAGACCTAGTAGCAGAAGCAACAACAGTGCTCGTTTTTGCAGAGGGTTTGGACTCTGGCTCAGTTCCCAATCTATCTGGGAATCTTTTTTGCATTTCGGCATCGATTACTTGATAGTAATAGTCAGAGCCTAGTGGGACTCCTTCTTTCTCTAGCCGTCTATGAACACCCATTGCTAGGTAGCTCATATCTTCATCAACACCGTACCACTTGTTTTTGTCAAGCCAAGATTGGGTTTTTGGGTCCAATCGTTGTTGCGGTTGTTGAGTAGAATAACTCTCTTCTACGGGATTGTCAAATTCATTTCTATAATTTTCCATTTGCTGTGACTTAAACTTCACTTCAGCCAGTTTTTCTTGGGCATCCGCTAGTCTGTCACCGTCACCGGAATCATACGCTTCTTTAAATTCCTTCTTTGCCTCGTCCAAGTCCCTAGTGATGTTACTTTTAACACTGGTTACTAAGACTTTTTCACCTTCAGAAAGCCTGCCTTTTAAACGTCTATTCTCTTCAATTAGCTGCTGGGCAACATTAATAGCTTCTTGTTGCTCCCGTAAAGCTTGATCTTTAGCCCTACGTTCATCATTCCAAACTTTTTTAAGCTGGTGAAGTTTTGTTTTTGCTTCGTTAGAATACGACTCTAAATCGTCCTCTTCCAGTTGTTTGACTATATCTTCTGGCATAGGAGTTAGATTTGCCCTGTCTTCTGCTGGCATATCATCTTCTATTTCAATTTCAATATTGTCTTCTATTTCATCTGGAAACTTAAACTGCTGTTTTTCATATTCGGCCATTTTGGGGCTCCTTAATATACTTTACGAGTAATTCCACGGGGATCTTCGACTACACCCTCTACAGAATCTTCGTTAATTAATCTAAATTCTCTACCATGTATAACCAATCTTGTTCCGGCATTTGGTCGTACTAAGATAAAGTCACCTTTTTTACACCATGCACCTGTTGGGTATCTGTCTTTGTCCAGATAACAGTCAGGTCCTAGGTCAACCACAAAAAGAACAGTAGTTAAAATCTCTTCGTTCCGCATTGTTTCTGCGGCCTTCAGTAGCTCTGAACCATCAATCTTTTCTTCGGCTTCTGGTATAGCGCATAGAATTTTATACCCAGCTGGTTTTGGCAACTGTGTAGCTTTTTCCTGCATACTTGCTTCTGGTTGATACATTCCTACTATTTGCGGATTATTGGGGTTTGATCCAATAAGGATTTCATTCATCTGAATGCTCCATTTTTTGTTTGAGGTCTGCAATAAGGGCACACGCAGCTTCCAGACCTCTAATCTGACCGCATGTGTAACGATACTCTTCAAAACTTGTACAGTTTCCTTGGGATAATGCTGTTTGGAGCATACCTATTCGGTCTTTATACTCATTTAAAAGATAATCAATTTCACTCATTTATTGTCCTTGTTTGAAGGTTTCATTACGCTCGCTAAAATTTGCTTATTGGTTAATCTATTTTTATTCTTAATTTCATTAGAATGTTTAATTAAATCAACGCCAAGCGTATTGTCACGATCTTCTTTTCTCATTTTTAAATCCATTACTTTTTCTGCCAAGTTAATACCTTGCGTCTTTATTGCCATTCTTTCTTGAGAGGCTATGCGCTCCTTCTCAATCTGCTGCTGTTGAATTCTGAGCATGGTGTCAGACTCATCTTTCTTGGCTTTTCTCTGTAATTCAGCTTCTTTAATTGCCAAGTCTTTTTGTTGCATCTGGACTATAGGATCTTGGGCTGCCTGTTGAGCTTGCTGTGCAGCCATTTCAGTCTTATTACGATTAAGCAACATATCAGAAGCTTGTGCAGCCATTGCTGAAATTTGAACTTCCATTTCTCTAGGAATGCCTTCATTATCTTCCTCGTTGTAGTTTGGTAACTGAACTCCCAATAGATCTTCCATGTGTTTGCGGTAAGCAAAGGCTAAATGTTCATTAATATGCGCTAATGCTGCCGAATGAATTGCCTGTGCCTGTGGGTTTTGGGATAACAGTTGCGCTATCTTTGGATCTTGGATAGCATTCATGTGCACTTTAATATGTGCCTCATGGTCTTGGTACATAAATGCCTTAACAGGTTTCATGTTCATTAAGTTCATGTTTTCTGTTATCGGATCGGCTGGTTTTCTGTCATCGGGCAACGGTACTAGCTTATCCGCATTCTTAATCCCAAGGATGTTAATCATCTGCCGGTGTAGGTATGGCAAGTTATATAACTGTGGCGCTGTTTGCGACAGCTGGATCACTGCTTGATACTGCACAATCTTTTGCGACATAGTAGCGGCATTTGGATCGCTAACAGGGATAACGTCAATATCATCGTAATCCGATTTTTTAGCAAAACGAGTACCTTCTACCGGCTGATAGGCGTATTCCGGTGGAGTGTCTTCCTTAATAATATCCCGTAACAACTGTAACTCTTGTTTCATGGAGTAATGCACACGAGCCTGTACCGCACTCATTACTTTTAGAGTCCGCTCTAAAATAGCCAGAGTCGTACCGACTGGCGTATTAGCAGACATGTCGGCAATCTTCATATCTGATGCCGAAGCAAACCTTCTACCTTCTTCTACAATGTTACCGAGTAAGGTATACAACACCTGACTTGGCTCTTTGTACGGCAAAGGTAAAATATTGTCTTTGAGTGCGCCACTTGGTACGTCTACATCCCTAAATTCACCCGGACTTATGGGCGTGTCGTCACCTTTGATTCGCAATCCACGGGTTTTAAAGCCACCCGGCAAGTTGGATAATGTGCCTGCGTCCACCAATTGACGTATAAGGGAAGTACCAGACTTGGCAAAAGAACCAACAAGGTGAATAAGACCAAAACAGTAGAAACCAAAGCCCGGAACATAGCCGTAATGTACGAAATGCTGTCTTTTAAGTTTTCTTTTATCATCCGGCTTCCAATTTCTACGAATTGCCAACACATTACAGGTATTTTTTTCAATGGTAATTACATATGGTAAGGCTATGCCTGTTGGTTCTCCGTCTTCGTCTTTATCTTCGTAACCTTCTAAGTCTAAATTAACATGGACTTCTAAAATTTTAAATCTGTCGTCTTCTGTTGCAGAAAAACCCATCTTTTCGGCAATTTTCTTCTCTACTTCATCATACGATTTAACAGGAGTACCCAGATCAATGTCCAAATAGAACCCAGCTACCTGTAATTTGCGTATTTCGTTCTCTGTTTTACGCATAACATGGGTAACACGCTCAGAAGTTTCTAAACTACTAGCCCCGTAAGGCACAATAATGTCTTCGGCTGGTACATACATTGAGACTTGGCGGTTTAAACTTGGATCAAAGTACACTTTTTTAAACGCATTGCCAGAAAGTCCTAGTCCCCAGCACATTCTTTCATGTTCTGGACGGTATTCCGGCATCTTTTGCATGATCTGGTAGTTCATATCCTGCTGAACACGCTCAGCTGCGTCCAGTTTTTCAGAAGTTTCCTTCCCAATTATCTGAGTTTTAACTGGTCCAGCCGGAGGCAACGTCTCCATGACTGTTTCTGCCTGAAACTTTACAAGTGCTTCGCTTAACAGTGGATGGTAAACCCCACAAGCTCCTTCCCACGGCTCACTTCTTTCCTCAATCTTGAGCCCTAATAGCTCTAAGCCGTCTACATAAGTTTGAATCCAGTCTTTACGAGAGGCGATGTCCATTTCAATATCACCTAACAGCTCTGATGCCAAGGTCTGCATTACCGACTCATCAATATCTTCGGCTAAGTTTTTAGAAAACTCTTCGTCTTCTTCTCGTTTTATTTCAATCTCCAAATCCCCAAGGCCAATTCTTACTGCCTCTGGATCCTCAATTTCAATCTCAATATCCGGCTCTGCCTCATTATTAATGCTGGCTATTCCCTGTGGGGCTGCGTATAGTGCCTTATCTAACATAATTTATCCTTAATAATATGCTGCTCTTTTGCGGTAAATCGGCTCATCGTCTTCATCACTGTCTAACTTAATAAACCCGCCTCTTCTAAATCGCAACAACGCCTGAGTTGTGCTATCAACTAAGTCATCGTGGTCGGAGTTTGGAAACGCTGCCAATTCTTCAATTACCTCTTCTGCCCATCTAGTGGGTGGTGCCCATATTTTCCCACTAGCAAATAAATCTGCCACTGAATTAACACGGCTTATCTTATCATTACCCCTAGTTGGTGTAAACTCTTGCACCGGTATACCCATCCTTCTTAACTCAAACACCAGTGGCGCACCGGACGCTTTCGCCTCTACTATACACGCATCTGGCTCCCATTCTTTAAACATTTCAAACGCTTTTGTCTTTAACTCCGGAAATTCCAGCCGAGCTTTATAAGCATCCAACAGAATAATATTCGGGCTATTGCGGTCTTCGTCCTTATAAAACACGCCCCAAGTCGTACACGCTGAATAGTCAGCCCGTTCTGATTTAGTAAAAGCCGTATCCCAGCTCTGAATAATAAACTCACATGGCGGGGCTCGTTCATCCCAGACTTGCCACCACTCCCGTTTTACAAGAGCACCCTGCTCACTGGTCGGATCCTGTTGATACTGGGCTTGCCACTTAGATAACGGTAACTCAATCCGTAACTTACTTAATTCCTCATAACTCCAGAACTGAGGCCAAAGTGGTTTCTCGTTCCTCTTAATAGCTGGCAGACTAATAATTTCCCACTCATCACCGTCTCGCTCAATGATGGCTTTCATAATCTTGCCGGTCAAATCTCTCTTTGACCACCTTGTCATGACGATAACAATACTACCTCCGGGCTGGAGTCGCTGTCTTGGTCCAGATGTATACCACTCATACACCTTATCAAAGACGCTTGGATCACTAGAGGCTAACGCTGCTTCCTGTTCCGAATGAGGATCATCAATGATAAGTAAGTCAGCTCCTTTACCAGTAACAGTCCCGCCCACACCAATAGCAAAATACTCCCCATTAGCATTAGTGGACCAACGACCAGCAGCTTTACTATCAGACCGCAAACTGACATTGGGGAATACTTTACCATACCGATCTCCGTCAACTAAGTTCCTAACTTTTCTACCAAAACCCACAGCAAGCCCAGCCGTATTTGAACACTGAATAATCTTCTTATTTGGAAACTTTCCCAAAAACCATGCCGGTAATAAATAACTGGCAAACTCCGACTTCGTGTGTCTCGGAGGCATATTAATAATCAACCGTTTAACCTTACCGCTGGCTATCTGCTCAAACTTTTTAGCCATTAACTCATGGTGATCGCCATGTATAAATTCCGGCCACATGGTCTTTACAAACTCCATAAAGTCCGACTCACCCTCTTCCCGCTGTATAGATTGCTGATATGCCGTAGCCAAAGGCGCAAGAGCGTCCTGCTCCTCCTTCGGTAACAGCTTAATAATCTCTAACAGATCATCCATGCAGACTCTTTAACTTTAAATTAGCCGGACGAATACTCCTAGGAAACTTGGTACTCCCCCTACATATGCCAATATCAATTAGTCTACGCATCTTGCGATTCACATTACCCCGACCTTTTTCGCCAGTTAAGTGCATAATATCCTCAATAGTAGGACCAAAACCAAAGTTAGCCCACCACTGTTCGATGACCAAGTACGTTTCTTTTTGCGCTGGTGTCACGTTCTAACTCCCTTACTTTCTCTTCAAAACTCATTGCATTCCACTGACTAAACATCAGTATCATTTCTCTTTTCCATTCTCTCTGCACTTTGCCTTTGTCCATGCCGTAACCTTTTCATTAAATTAACATACACCTTATGCTCTTCATGCTGAATGATCATCCTGCGGATATACCTGATTAACTCATTTAACTTAATTTGATCATTTTCTACCAAGTATCTGATATAAAAAGCCACGTCCTCGTCCTGTATCATATACCCCCCTCCCCTTTTTTCTCAATTAAATCAAGGGGGTGGGTGTCTGTAGAATTATTTTTTTCTAACAGGCTAACACTGTTAGCCCCCTGGGGTGTGATATTTTCTGGGGATTCGATGTGTGGAATACTATGCAAGACTGGCTCGTCATGCGTGGGCGCATGGAGGCGTGTGGGGGTGTGTGCCTCCCCGTTTCCCCCGTCCAGATCACCATCCCCCGTCACAAATGTGTGCGTTTGCGTCTGTGTGTGCATCACATCCACATCTGCATCACTGGTTATGTCTGCGTCTACATGGTCAACATAGTTAACATCGATAGGCTCGTCTACATTGTTGATCTCATCCAGTAGTTCTTGTGCGCTTCGCTTGGTCTTCACATGAATGCTCTGGGATCTCTGGATCGCTACTTGGATCGCTTCCATCAGCTTCACTCGCAGTGAGTTCGAGTCCACTGTGTGTATCACTTCTGCCCTATGGGTAAACAAGGACACTTCACTCATTTTGCCAATTAGTTCCAGTGCTTTCAATTGTTGCGCTGGAGGAAGATCGTCATTCAAGGCCATGTTACTTAGCTTGTGTATTGCCATAGTCCTTAAACGAGAGGGTAATAGATATTCCTCCACCTCATTTGCCATCGTCAGGGCATTCACATAGGTGCTGACATGGGGATTGTTTGCTATCTTCTGTGCGTCTCTACTGGCAGTCTCTCTCTTCCCATTCGTATCGTAGGCTCTTCGGTATGCTTCTGTCTTATTCCCAGTCTTCACTAGTTCTTCTGCGAATGTCTTTTGTTTCTTTGTGAGTCTAATGTTATTCGGGTTACTTGCGCCTAACATGATTCTCTCAATAGGGACAGTTTTGAGTCCTTCCTGTATTTCTTTCCTTGTTAGTTTCTTCATGTCATATCCCTAGGTATATCTTCGGTATTATTCTATCTGATATCTTTACTTGATGTCGATCTCGCACTGTTTCGCTTCGCTATCTTCAAGTCAAGGGGCTAACACTGTTAGCCTGTTGTAAAAATATTTCATCTTTTTTGCAAATAAAGCTTGACAAGCAAATAGCACATACCGAAAATGGAATTGTTGTAGCAGATGAATTAATTATTAACCACCTAATAGGAGAAGCAAATGATCAACGAACAAGAAGCAATACAAGAGATTCGCAAACACGCTAACGCCAATTACAACAAGGGTTGGGATGTTGTAGTGGAAGCGTATGACGATGGTGATCTACTAGAGGAATTATCTGAAAACGGAATGAATGTTAAGAAGACTATTAAGTCCTTACAAGGTATGGTTCGTTTGCGTAATCAGCAGATGAAAGAACATCAAGCTGAAGCGAGATCAAGCTATTAAGGTAATCTGATGATGGGGTTAATCCCCGAAACATTCGAGAGAATGTCATTACCAACTCTGCTAGGAGAATTAAATGTTACCAACTGATACAGGAAATTTAGTCACCATCAAGAAGCATGGCAAGGGCAATACGAAATATTATGCCGTCTCTATCGCTTCACCAGTGATCAATGAAGACAAGCAATACTTCTTTCGTGATTACACCAGTGCGTTTGCTTATCGCAAGGATGGAGTTACAAGCTTAACTTCGCAAGTAAAACACAACAGTCCTGAATTGCGCTTATCTGCGCCAATGTCAGAAGTCTCAAACAAGTCCGAATACAACGCTGATAATTTTAGGGGGATTTAATATGAAATTCTACGAAATAGGAATGTTCTTCATCTGTGCCGTATTTATTGCCTTAATGATCGCACTATGTCTCGCAGTAGAGGGGGGGAGATTTTATGTATAAATTAAGTGCAATATATTCTTGCGACTATGGTAACCAAAATGAGGGTGCATATCTTGAAATACTTGGCACATATAAAACAAAATTAGAGGCTGAAATAATTGCCGAAAATTTTGAGTTTGACGAAATTGCGCCTAATTTTTTATCAACACAAATTGAGGAGATTTAATATATGATTGCCGTTATCGTCAATACCAACAGTCAGCGAATAGCTGAACATCAGTGCCAGTCTTGGGCGCAGTGCAGTGAATGGATTGATTCTTACCTTACCTACAACGATCTCAAAAGGGCGTGTTCTGATCATATTGCACATGGTCAACACACTGTATGGGTGCGCTAGTGAAATGGATCAATGCGTTCTACGATCTGTTACTGGTTGCTAGTATCGTGATCGTTCTTTATATAATTTTGGGTTCAATTTACCTTTACTTAGGAGGAAGTCTATGAATTACGCAGAAGAACAAATGTTGGCAGTAATGCCTTACCCAGTGGATTCTATTCACTACAAAGATGTAATCATTCAAATGCGATCCGAATATGGTTACACCAAGTGGATGAAAATTACGCCTGAAGAATTTCGCAAGATCGAATTAATCTTAACTGGGGAATATCATGCTCAATACGCCTAATCAGATAGAACACTTCCGTTTACTTACTTTACGCCAAATGCTCAAGCTTGAATTACTAGGCATGAAGCGTAGTGGGAGATCAGCTTACGCCATCATCAAAAGTGAGTTAGGACTAAAGGGCAATAAGAAGTCCGTCTTTGATCAGCTATCGGATATGTTGGGCAAGTCAAACTGAAGAGTCTTCAATAGACGAAACTGGTGCGAACCAGTCTTTGACAAACTGCTAGGAGTTAAAAATGGAAACACAATTAGATTTGAATAGCTTTACTGGGACTGAGAGTTATTGGAAGACTTGTTTGTTTGCACCGAAGCTAGTGCATACTGATGGCGTTCAATACTTTGCTGACCATGCAAATGCCTACTGGTTCTTAGATATCGTTGCTACCGAGTATTTTAACGGCTTGGCTGACGATTTCTTGAGTATCAAACTGGTGGTTCACAGTGGTCGAGCAAATATCACTGTTGAGGATGGTGATTGCAACATCATCAAAAGCCGAGAGATAGAGTTTACGGATTGCCCTGAGGGGATCTACAACTTCTTTTTGACCAACAATGTATTGATGTTGACTTCTGAATACTAACAAAGGGAAAGGGGGAAACCCCTTTTAAAAATAATGGACTTAGACGGCAAAAAAGGTTTGGCAAGGGACATTTCCCAGTATGGCTACCACGAGCATAAAGGTTATGTTTGGGATGAATACGATGCCCAAGGCATTTTCTTAACAAGGGTTTGCGAGACTTGTGTAGAAGAGAAATTAGCAGTTTATCGTCCTGAGATTCTTTCAGGATATTCCCAAGCTGATGTAGACGAATCGATTGAGGAGAATTAATTATGGGTAAATTTACACTGGAAATTAACACGGATAACGATGCATTTAGTGGCGAAGATCTGCACATTGAATTGCTAAAAAAATTAACAGATGTTGGTTATCGAGTTAGCGTATTGCGTGAGTTAAATGGGATCATTGTTGATTCCAATGGCAATACTGTTGGCGTTCATCAATTTTTTGGAGAATAACATGGATATTAAATTTTTTGCAGATCCTGCACATGGATGGGGTGAAGTGCCGATTAGCCTGATTAAAGAATTGGGCATAGCTGACCAAATAAGCCACTACTCTTATATGAAAGGTGATAACGCATACCTTGAGGAAGACTGTGATCTGTCAGTCCTTATGAACGCCTTAGAAGCGCAAGGCATTACTGCCAATTTTGTTGAAGTATGGACAAACAACGATAGTCCAGTGCGTAGGTATCAGAGTTTTAAATTATCAAACTGATGAGCCTGTAAGGGCGAAACTGGCGTGAGCCAGTCTTTGATTAACTTGCTAGGAGAAATTATTATGCCAAATTGGTGCTATAACAATTTAACGATTGATGGAACGACAAAGGGTGGAAAGATTCTTGCTGAAGCTTTTAGACCGAAATATCCGATGGATGATGGAACATTGGATGCAAATCCTTTCCAAGACTTGATGCCGATTCCTGAAGATTTACGCATTGTATCAGGGTGGTTTGGTGATGGGACTGACAAACAGAATGAAATGCAAAAGCTATACGAAGCCAATAAGGAAAAGTATGGTTTTGAGAATTGGTATCACTGGTGCATAGCAAATTGGGGAACGAAGTGGGATGCCACTGTTCAGGATTTTGATGACAACAATATCAATGATATTCGTGTTTACTTTGAGACGGCTTGGAGTCCACCATTGGACTTTTTGAGTTGGTTCTGCGAACAACATCCTGATACAGTTTTTACCCTTAACTACGATGAAGAGGGTTGTTCGTTTGAGGGTGAAACTACCCATAATCCTGAAGATGGTTTTGTTGACAATTGTTGGACACCTGAAATGGCCTTGGAGGATGCAGAATGAATATTTGCGAAGATGGCTATTCAGGTAATAACGATCCGTTCTTTCAAGAAATATCAGATGATTGCGATGAAATTCAAATGATTCCCGATACTCTTGATGATGGTTCAGTGGTGGTTAATTTCGATGTTTACGACAAAGAAAATAACGAAGTAATCAAGACTGGTGGATATGTTCTCATTCGCAAGGAAGAGGATCTGAAAGATTTTTACATTTGTGTATTTAACAAAGATGGTGATCAAATGTCTCAAACCCGATTGCCGTTTGACTGGTTAAGTCTTGACTAGTGCAGTAATCCTGATGCCCAGTTGGGCATTGGGATTGCCATTGGGGTGATCATAACTGCTAGGAGATTAGTATGGATTTTCAAAGAGATTTAAAAGTTGGCGAGTATGTTTTGATGGGTTGTGGGACAGATAACAACGGCAAAAGGGATCAAATTTCTGCTTTATGCTATTGGCGTAACAGTCCTGACAAAGCCAAAAACATATGCATGAGATTTGGGAAAGTAATAAAGGCGATGTGTATTACTTGTTAAGGGTTGAACGAGTTTGTATGTTCGGGCAGTTACCCAATGGTTATTGATCTTCCCAAGCCTGTTGAAAGGGTTAATTTGACACTGGAAAAAGCCGAAGGCGATGACTGGAATGTTTTCCAAGGGGATGAGTAATGGCGTTTGAAGTTCAGCACTATACCCTGTGTGACGGATGGATTAACTGTTGGTCAACAATTGTGGACGGCAAGGAAATGCCGTCTATTTATAACACATACATGGATGCATTGAATGCCCTGTCTGACTTCATATCGCAAGAGCATGAAGCGTATAGAGAGGGCGCAATTGATTCTATGTATGATGCCAGTGAATTTCGAATAATGGAGATTATATGAGCATTAGAGAAAAGGTGATTTCAGCATTGGTTAAAAACGATTTAGAGGATTGGTTTTCCAAAGAAGATATGCATGACTACTTTTCGCTTTTATTGAAAAGTGGTTTTGTTGGGTATGAAAATCAAGAATCTATCGATTTGATTCAAGAAATAAAAGATCGGTGCATAGTCAATACAAAGCCAAACGCAGATTGCAATACTTGTAATTCTGATGATCGTTATATTTGTATTGAGTGCGAACATAACCAAGTAATTGATTATTTTGAAAAAGAGGAAGTATGGTCATGGTTAAAGGAAAGTATATGAAGATGAATAAGCCAAGGAAAACTTACTTTACGACTGATGGGTTTAAACCACCAATTTGGTTTTCGGGATTGTCTTATGGTGAAAGATGGAACGGATGGGCAATTCCCTACTTCACCAAGGAAGTGGCATTGAAAATTGTGGCGCAGATGCCAAGTAATTTACGCTATTCCGAAGATATTGATGCATTTGTTTACAACGATCTTGAAGCCACTGGCGATGAAAGTTGCAACGAATATTTTGGCGCAGATTACATTGATGGCGAGAAATACTATTCCATTGGTGGATGCAGTTGGTGTTGGGATGAAGTTGTTGAGGAGGAAGTATGAACCAAGACCTAGCAATTGCTTTTAACAGGGCTAGATATTTTAAGAAAAAAATAATTATTGAATATCGAGAACACAACAATAGTATTTATTAAAGTCAAATTAATTATCGTGAGGCTGATTCAATGGAAGATTTTAAGGAACGAATGGCAAAATCAGGCACTTTAATTTCTTACGCAAAAATATACACGGAGGACATATGAAAGCATTTCAATGGATTGACAAAAGCAATACTCGTAGGCGTAAACCACCTTACCTACAAGGATACGAAGATGGTTATATGCAATTAGAAATGCGTGATGGCGAACTTTATGATGTTGATAAAGATAAAATTATGTATGGCGAAGGCTATGACGATGGCGCTTGGGGTAAACCTAATCAATTGGAGAAAGAATGAAAGAATACACGAAACAAAGGAAATCGAAGCGAGAACGAGAAGCTACTGCTAATTCGTTGTTGAGTAGGGTTTTATCTAGCGATACATTTGCACAAAAGATCGAAGCGATACGAGAAACTAATCCGTATTTTTATTTATTAACACCAAAGAAGGAGAGTCATGATGAAAGTAATGATTGAAATAAATTTACCTGATGGTCAGGCAATACCAACGGAAAGTGATATTAAGCGTTTGACGAGTCCTGATTGGATTGCATCATGGTGGCATATTGACGATGTAAAAAGCTTAAACAAAAAATTAACCAAGCAAGAATGTAGGGATGTTCTTGACATAGTTAATCATCGACATGATGCCAATGTTGGTATTAATTGGGATTTTATTCAGTATTACATTGATCAAGTTATTGAGGAAAGGGAAGAGGCATGATTACGGAAAAGGAAGTAAAGAAAGGTGGCTACACTGTGTTGCCCGAAGGTGGGTGGATTCGGATTGATCCTGAAACAATGCCACACGATTGGGAAAACATTTGTTCAGGATTTGGTATTGATCCTGATTGCAAAAGCGCAATATTGTGCGTAGTCGGTGTTAAAGAAGAGTGGGAGAAATAATGTATAAAGCAAAACCTACATTCTTTGGCAATCCTGATCGTGGGCAAGATCCCAAGCGTAGACCATATGGCGTAGAGATCAGGGCTTTACAAGGTGAAACCATGTCTGAACTACTTGATGATTTTGACAAATGGAGAATGGATAACCCCAATATTGGTGGTGGTAACTGGGGAACTTGTAAAGTCTACAAGGACACTAAGCTTTTCGGTTACATGAGTTGGAACGGAAGAATTTGGGATAGAGATGTTTGGTCAGATCAAGCAAAGGAACTTAAAGATGAAACGATATGAAGTAATATTTTATACAACACGAGAAATAAATGTAACAGTGGATGTGCCTAATGGCGAAGATCCGATGACATATGCTTGGGACGAAGTGGAGTTTGCGCCAAACGAAGAAGTAATCGAGACTGATTGTCGTGAGGTAGATCCTAATGAATCTTAAAGAATGCCAAGGCAGAGTGCCTGTTTTCGTTGGTGGGGATTCCCCTTTTCAACTAGTTGATTTCCCTACTAGGAAACAGTTTGACGAACTTTACAGAACGAGTAACGAAGAGTTTAGGGATAGGTATTGGGATGTTCTTAAAATGCGAACAAAGGGGTATAGTTTGACCGATGTAGGCAAAAAATACCTTTTGACTCGTGAAAGGATCAGGCAGATTGAAGCTAAGTTTTTAAGGAAAGTAGCAACTTCTTTAAGGACTGAGACGCTTTGAAATTGCCGACTCTTCTATGGTAATCATTGAAATCTTCCCCGACTGTTTCGGAGAGCCAATAAGGTTTGCCTGTTTCTTTGGCAGTAGTTTCTCCGACACTGTTGGGGTCATTATCAGCAACAATGATCCCTTGCCCGATGTTCCCCGATACGAACTTCATATTACTTGCACTAAAGCACACATAGATTGTGTAAGGAATGTTAGTTTGACTCATGGACTGCCGAATAGACAATCCAGTAGCATACCCCTCGCAAAGTATGGAAGTCCCTTTTGTGCCAATAACAAAGGTTGCGCCTTTGCTTGTTTGACCATAGAGGAACTTTTTATGCCCCTCGTCATTTATGAGTTGGCATCCTACCAGTCTGCCGTCTATTCGCATGGGAATTACTAAAGTTTTTTTGTCGCCATCTATTAATACATTCCCTTCTTCGTTGACGAAGCCTTTTTTGATCAAATAGGGATGCGTATCAAGGTATGTTTGAGATAGCAAGTCTTCAGCTTTTTTGGCAGCCTTTTGCGCTTCGTCATTCCTTTTTTGCATAGACTCCTTGATACGGACTCTTACTTCTGTTGACGAAGACTTACCATCTGAAAACCAAGTAACTGGCTTCTCCATTGTTGCCCAGTTTTGCACCCACCCAACATTACCTAAAAACTTATACCGACCATTCCTTGATCTTGGGTGGTCTTCTGTTGGCGTTGCTACCCATTTGTCGTAGACAAGACCACTCATGATTAACCCATGTTGCCTTGCAAATTCTTCAAATATCATCTTTTCCCCATTTTGTTTTGGCGTTTACTCCAAATAATATTTCTGTGTTTAATCCATTTTTGAGTAGCTTCTGACGGGATCTTGGTTATCTCTCTTAGTCCCCTAGGCCATACGCCAAACCTATCTCGATACTTATTACTTGCCCAATATGGGTTGTATTCTTTTTGTTTGGCAATGTGCAGTAACTCTGAATAAAAATCTTGTTTGATCTCTTTTGGCACTTTATTGTTAAACCCAAGCTCGATCAGCTCACCTTCAACGGCTTCTATCTGCTTTCTTTGCTTGACATAGCCACAGATTACACAAGAAAGACTATTCCTTGCCCATAGAGCCGAGCATTTTGGGCATTTTGACTCGGCTTTGATAGTTTCTGACGGTTCTTTCTTTGCTTTTTCAATATGTTCATCAAGAGTTTTAACGCCATTGGCGTAGATTTCTTCCCATTCATCCCTGAATCGTAGGTAATTGCCTGAATGATCGAGCCACAAAGCATATTCTTTTGTCGGATAGCTACGCATAACTCTGCCTAATTGTTGAATATGACTTGACAAAGACTTGGCAAATGGACGAGCCGAAACTCCTATCATTACATCGGGAACATCAAACCCCCTTGTCAGAATATCAGTGGCAATTAAGCCATGAATTTCTGTATCAGGTTTAGAAAAATCCTCGATTACTTCTTGCTTGTATTCGGAGTTATCCAAGTAGGATATGCTAATAAAGTTATAGCCTTTCCTTGCAAACTGTTCCACTAAGTCTTGTCCATGCGCTACTCCGGCACAGAAAACAATGGTCTTTCTTGGTCTACCAAAGATTTCATAGGTCTTTTTCTCCCATTCAGCCACAATATCACCAGTAATCTTCATGCCACGCTCAGTTACTTGGTCAGGACTCCACTCTCCAGCTATCTTTTTAACACCTGTCATGTCGATTTCTTTTGAAATGAACACTCTCAGTGGTGCTAACCAGTCATTGTTGACCAAACTTTCCGTTGTTGCACCACAAACCACATTTGAATAGATGTTACCCAAGCCTGTAGTAAATGGCGTAGCAGTCAACCCAATAACTTTAATCTTTTCATTGGTTTTAATGATGTTTGTTATCTGTTGACGAGTAATGTGGCATTCGTCAACAATCAATAAATCAATGTCAGGGAAGTTTTGCCGTCTTTCCAGTGTTTGCGAAGAGCAAATTTGTATCTTCTTAGTAATATCTTTCTTGTAGTGGTCAGCCTGTAAAACCCCATGATCTAAATTATATTTCGTTAGACGAAGACTTGTTTGATCAATCAGAACAATACGGTCTAGGATCATCGCAGAACGCTTGTATTTGTCTGCCGTAGCCTTCATTAAGAAGATAGCCACCTCTGTCTTGCCAAAGCCTGTAGGAGCGTATAGCAACTGTGTTCGATGACCATCTTTAAAGCCTTGGCGCAATGCATCAACCACACCGATTTGGTGTTCACGCAATTCGAGTTCCATGATTTACTTCTTTTTTTGCAGAGATTTGATTTGACGAATCAATTCAGCATTTCTTGACTGATACATGTCTCTGCTATCTCTTAAAGTTTTGTTTTCCATTTCTAAGATCTTGATCGTCTCTCGCAACTCTTTTACTGTGTCCTGTATGTCCTCTATTTCGATGTCTGTGGCATCTTCCCATCGATTAGAGGCGATAATGTCTTTCAGTTTGGCATTCTCATCATCCAAGTTCTCTATCGTTGTAGACAGTTCTTTTAACTGGTCTTCAGTTTTGTCATAAACTGGCTTTTCTTCAGCAACATTTGTCTTTAATGATTGCGTGTTTACTTTTATTTCTTTTTTGTTTTTATCAATATATATTTTTTCAGTAGTAAATTCCTTTAACTTTTTAGCTTCAATCATTGCCAACTTGACACGACCAACAGTCATTGCAGATACTTTTATTTTTTTGGCAATCATGGTGTTGGTGTAATTTTTATACACAGGATGATTGAACATAATTTCAATGGCATGACGATTATCAGCATGGCTTGGTCTTAAGCCGTTGTCTCCGTTTGCCGTCAATGAAAAGTCTAATGCATCATCTTTAGTGCCTTGACGAAGATCAACATCTACAGAGACAGTGCCATTTTTCTTATTGGCAAAGTATCTGTGAAAGCCTGATGAAAGCCAGTAATCAGAGCCGTCATGGAAGACAACCATTAAAGGAAATTGATGCCCTTCCTTCATGAGTTCAGCGTATTCGTCTACGGCTTGTGTATTTAATTCTTTACGAGTTTGTGTGCCACCGTCTGTACGAATGGCTAATAAATTCAAAGTTTTCATTTTCTCTCCTAGCAGTTGGAAATTCCAGTTTATTAAAAATTACAGATTAAAGCAAGACTATTTCAACAAATTTGTCTTTGGGTACATCATAAAAATATTCTCCGTCAGCTATCCTCCTGTTGGGTATCTCCATCAACGGACTTGCCAGTATCTCTTTAACATTGATATACCAAGCTTTTGACAGACTTTTGTTGATGACAAAGTAAACCGTTGGCATATCGTTGTCGAATAACTTCTTCTTCCGTTGGGGAATGTGTATAGTCCTAAATGGGCAATCTTCCCAGTCCCGCATTTCAACCTCGGCATAACCGATTGGTACAGAAAACTCATTCTCAATTAATAAATCTACCTTGTATTTGTCATATGGCAGAGCCGTATAGTCCCATCTGTTCTTGAGATAAGTTGTCAACGCTTCCCTTGCCGGTGGATCGCATTGATCATGGATGTATTGGTCGAATGGTTTAATTTTCATAAGTAAAAAGACAATAGTTTCCCCAAGGGTGATAAGCCCTCATCCATTACGAAGTAACTATCGCAACTAATGCTCCCTAAGGTAATGTTCAATCGTCATAGTAGTTGTCTCACCTCTGTCCACTATAACTTGTGTGATACCCATTTAAGTCCACGAGGCACGCTATCGGGTGAAGGATCAGCCTATGTTCTATTCCACGCAACCCATGTAGGTTCTTGATATCGTTTGGAGTACGTCAGTACTAGGAATGACACACAAAATGGCATAAATTTATACACATGAAACTAAAGTATATAAAAATATTCAATTTGTTTTCAGAGAATTGTTTCAGTCTCCGGTGTCATTCCTAGCAGTTGAGCCTACAGATTAAACTATTTTTAAATATTTTGCAACAGATAAAAAGAAAGAACCCCAAATTTTTTAGATATGGGGTTCTGGGTGTGGATAAGCAGGCATCCATGCCATCATTTGATTAACCCTGCTAGGAGTAGACACCAGATTGATGGCAGTACATGGGTTTGTACCTACTAAGTATAGTGTATTTTTAAATATTGTGTCAATATATTGTACCTATATGGTTATTTTCAAACAACCAGCCAATTGTTTTTCGATGGCATTCATCCCATAACTCGATTCTTTCTTGCTTGGAAAGCTTGTTACCTTGATCTAATTCCATATGGCAAGAGTAACAAAGTGCGCCAATTCTGTAGTCATGGGCTTTGATTCCACGGCCTTTGCCGTCCCGTAGCTGGTTAGAATGCGCAGCCACCACCGTTCCATCGTTTCTGCCACAGTGTTGACAGGGTGATTGACGGACAATTTCTAGTAATTTCTTATTTCGATACATGGAATCCTTAAAGTTGGGTGGATGTGTAGATTACTTGCCACCCCCAAGTTCGGAAAAGCCGATTAGGCGCATAAATTTTAAGGGGAGACACCTAACCGATAATTGGTAATTTCGTATCTACAAGACTATAAAACCAAGCATGAATAACCTCCCCCCAATTAACACCGACCATCGGGATCAAACTTATCCCAATGATTTTTTAAGTTTAAAGTATCGTTTAACTTTCTTATTTGGTATTCCAAATCTTTAATTTTGTACTCCATATCGGCTATACGCCTGTCCTTGTCGATGCATTCTTTGATAATACTGTCGTAGTCTGCCTGTAATTTCCTTTGGTAAACATCCATAATAACCCCTTATATGTCTTCTCTTTTATATTTCTTTAACAAAAAATACTTAAATTTTCTTAGTGCCTTCTTCTCTACTTCGCTAACTCTGCTTCTTGACATACCCAAAATTTCTGCTACTTCCTCTTGGCTCATATGCCCTTCATCGTTTCTTGGTGACTTACTTTTTGGCATATCTTCCTCTTCATGCATTTAATTTTCCTATTTAGCTTTGAGTGCGTTCATAACCACCGCAATCTTGTGCTTTAAAGCAGAAATTTCAACCTCATCCCTTCTTCGTTGTTCCCTGATGCCAATGTTCCACGCCCTTTGCCAAGCTGACCAAGCAACCTGTGCGCTTGTGTTAGCGTAAGAATTCTCATGGCGAACCAATGAAATTTTTCCTTCAGCCCATTCCTCAAACTCTTGTTTCATTGTATCTCCTTAAATATCGTCACAACACCTAGTTTCACAATCTTCGCAACAATTACACAGACTCTCTTCGTCTCCATGTATTTCTTCGGCAAAAGGGCAAGTATGCATATCTTGTGCCGGTTTCTTTTCGCAACAGCCACATAACTTTTTCATTTCTCCTCCTTATTTATGGCAATACGGACACTTGACCAGTATGGTTAGTATCTTTGACTTACAATGTACACAAATGTAAGGTGTCATTTCTCACTCGCTTTTTTTAGTAATGTTCTGAATTCATCCAATCCAACACCAACCATTTTTATTATTTCCTCATCGGTTAATTTACTTTGTTGTTTAAACATTGTGCAAATTAATCTCCACTCTTTTTGTGTAGGCAAAATGTCAGGATTCATTACAATTTCTTTACTCATCCCTCACTCGCTTTCTTTAGTATTGCTCTTGCAAAATCAATTATCATATCTGTACTCAATTTAATTCCAAGCGCATCTTTATAAACTTGCATTATTTCCTCATCAGTTAACTCACGCATTGGTTGCTCTTTAACTATGGGTTGCGCTTTAACTAAGTTATGCAACGCTTGTATTTCGGCTGACGTATACAAAGGGTTTAGTTTAAGTATCGAATCAGGTGGTGACTCTTTAAACAATATACCGCCATCTGATATGTATGCACTTGGTTTCATTTCTTACTCCAATAAAATAGTTTAACGACTAACCTAAACCATAACGGTACATTAGGTTTATTAGGTTTATCTTCCTCAACCGATTTAGTCCCCCCATACAAACCTCTTGGGTCATGCCAACCAAATGTGTATCTCTCTTTAAATTCAGGCAATGGAAAACATTTACGACATCCTCCTAAATAAATACCATGTCTACAATTGCCGTAATGACTCATTTTTCCCTCGCTTTCATCATCGCATCTGCAAATTTATACGCAACATTCGCATACCCATCATACGGAAACTCATCATACGGAAACCCATCCATATCATCAATATACCAACAACTATCATCGCCTCTACTACCCTTTAACGGTAGCCCCATATGCTTCATGGCTTGAGCCGCAAAGTAATCCCTTAAGTCCATACCGCTATTCTCTTTAACACCTACTACGTTGTTACCATAAATCGCTTCGCTACTTGGAAATGCTTTCATCTGTCGCTCCTCATTGTTCGTTTAGCTTCTTCACACAACTTTGCGTAATCCTTGGGTACATCGGGATGCCATCCACCCAACAGTAGTTCGCAGTTTAGTTTATATACTTCTTCCTTACGACTCAACTCGGTTAGGTAAATGATAAGCCCGCAGAACACAATCCACATACATACAATAATTGGTATTGATTTCATTAGTAACCCTCAGATAATTTTATCTTAGCTTCTTTTAAACTTTTAACAGCACTTGCAACTCTTTTTGCCCAGCACTGAACTTTTTCCTTGTGTTTTTCTTCGTCACGCTCATTCCAACCAAACTCTGTATCTCTTTCTGGTGGCACTTCTTTTGTTTTCTCCCATAATGTTGGACTAATACCCAACAAATCATCAAGTACAGATGTACGAGAAGGGTGACGCAGTTTTCGAAAAGCTTTGGCTTCAATCTGACGGACACGTTCTTTATGTATTGAATACATACTGGCAATTTGTTCAAGACTGTAATCAGTAACAGTGTCAATCCCAAAACGAAATTGAAGAATTTTTGATTCTCTAGGCGTTAAGCTATCTATCATTCGTCTTACTGTTTGTTTAAATTGAATCTCTTCCAAGATATCTTCAGGGCCAAAAAATTCAGTTAACTGTTCAATTTCTTCCGGATTAATTGTTTCATAGCTAGACTCTTCTTCAACAAAATAAGTTGGAGTAAAGTCCCCACTTAATGGCAATAGCCCAAGAGAGCCAATAACTTCACGCTCTCTGTAATGCATGGCAGTTTTATATTTTTTTCTCATTTACTTTGTCATACTTGCGTTTTTTGATGGCAGCAATACCAGCTTCAGGGCTTTTGTTTCGGGCAAGTAACATTTCATCAGCAAACCTATAACAATCTTCTGCGTTTGCCCCTGTTATCGCTTTAAACATAGCAAAACAATCTCTTAGATCTTGTTCGTTCATTATTAATTCCTTAAAGATTGAATTTGTTCTGACAAAAGTAATCCCAAGTCTTTGCCTTTGATGGCAATCATTTGGGCTTCTTTGCAGTCATAAATTATTTTGCTGGCATCTTCAAGACCTTTGTTATAACCAGTCTTAAATTGATCAGTGCCGTCTACCAACATCATAATTGCATCACGAATCAGGGCAGAAGCTTTCCTGTTTTTGGCAGCTTCCTTCAGTTTTTTATGATGCGCCTCTGGCAAATAGACAGAGTACGGTATTAATTTTTTTGAGTCCATTCTTGGTACTCCCTAAAAAGTCTATCTAATAGTATTTGAGCTTCTCTGTTGGTTTTTAAATCTGACCTAGAAGGAATGTTTAGATACGATCTAAGCCATTCTGTAGCCTCTTCCATGTCTTCAATAAAGATACGATCATCAGCGTGTAAATACTTCCAAAAGTTTGGATCCCTAGAAAGAATACCGGCTAGTCGAATTGCTCGATCACCGGAAAACTCTTCCGCTTTATCCATTGGCTGTTCATTATCATTAAGCCTGACAAGTACACATTGGTACCTAGCCCCAACAAAATCCCTGAGCAACTCTTCAGGAATTTCATCAGGATGTAGTGACAATGTTAAAACATAGCCAGTCTTATCTTGTTTGAGAGCAACCTTTACTGCTTCGAATTGCAAGGTTTTCAATGTTACTCCCAAGGGTTAGATTCGGTTTTCTTCACATAAGGCTGACCAATGCTCATGGAAAGATACTTGCCCACCTTTTCTGACTCTTTACTCCATGCACTGACAGATACTTTAATCGTAGATTCTTTTGACTTATCAATTAAATCCAGTAGAAAGGTTTTGTCAAGAACTACCTCACCCCTTAAATCAGGTTGTGTTTCAGTCTTTTTAAAACTGTTCTTGAATAAACTGCCTGTGTTGGGTTTTGCTACATACGCTTCATCGTAAGCCATTATTATTCCTTTGCAAAATTAGCTTTGGTTTGAGTAAATTTGCCCATCATTTCCTTAAAGAAGGATGGGTCAGTTGCTTTGACCGTATCAAATAGAACTTTGTTCTTTTTAAATATTGTCATTACATCGGCATCACTAGTACATACGTCTAGTAATAAATGAGAAGCTGTTTTAACCATGTCTAGCCATTCAGTTGCATCACCTTCAGGCACTGGCGAGACTCTAATCTGAAACTCTCCCCTATCCCCTTCAATTAGCTTGTTTGTCTCAACTGGCTGAATCTCTTTAACTTTAGGCAATACTGTTGGTTTAATTGGCGCAACTGGCTCAATATTCCCAGTTGTAGAATCTAGTGCATCATGTTCAGAGATTGCAAGGGCAGATACATAAAGATACCTACGCTGATACGTTTCTACCGCCCCAATATTCTGTACCACATGGCATCCTTTTAACTGGGCAGATCCCATTGGCGATGTAAACACCACAGATGAACCATCTTCTACATCATAGACAGTCATTGTTGCTACATCTTCTGTAAAAGAAATAATATCGCACAGACCTACATGCTCAAAGATAGACTGAACATAAGGCAAAAAATCACCCAGTTCAAAGTATTGATACCCTGCAAACTTGTTATGCCCTGACTTCTTTAACTCTAGCTTTCTCAGCATATTCCTTGCTTTGATTAATTTTGCATAAACTTTCATCCTAAACTCCTCAAATATTTATCTGCCAAACGATTGGCAATAATAAAAATTATGTCATGCCCCTCATGCTCAGATATATCGTCTTCCAAAATATCTGATGGTATTAATTCGCTCATGCTTGAATTACTTGCTAACGCCAACATAAATTCGTACACCATTTCTTGCCTTGTTTTCATACTTTCTCCGTTAACATTGATTTATATAAAGATTCTATTTCTGCTTTTGCATCTACCAAACAATCCAACTGAATAACCCTATCCATTGTTAAAAATTCTTTAAAATAGATTGCGCTTGCCTCTCCAACGCATGGATCATAATTAATTTCAATAATTTTCATACTTTCTCCTTTAAATAGGTTTGATATTGATTGCACCAAGTGCTAACTTGGCAATATGATTCACAACGAGTTCTTTCTCCTGATCTTATTTGGATATAGAACTTTTCTTTCGGTTTACTACTTTGCAACTCTTTTAACGCTAAATCAGCTTCGTGTTCAGTCGGCATAACATACTTGGCTCTAACATTACCTTCTTTCATTACAGCCCATACAGCTGGCTTTTCCCACATCTCGTCAGGTGTACAATCAGGTAAGTCTCCATCGGTTTCTAAGGCAAAATCACATTCTGAATGCAGTGAAATACGAGCCCTGACAAACTCTTCTCTTTCTGCCATCGACCATAAAACAACAGGCACTTCCTTAATTGGCGTTTCAGGATAATTTTCCTTTGTGCCAACTTCCCTTTGTTTCCAATCACGCAAAATTGCTACTATGCCAAGATTAGTAACAGGAACTTTCTTTACTTTTTCTACTAACCAAGCATAGATATTTAATTGATATTCCCATTCAATCTTTTCATTCATTACAGACCAAACACTGGTTGTTTTGTAATCTCTAATAGCAATCCCGTCATTGCCAATAAATTGTAAGTCTATTGCGCCACTGATATTCCAACCATCTATCTCAGAATGTAGGCGCTGTTCGACCACATTATGTTGATCTTTACCGTGTTCTAAAAGGTTATGCATGGCAGAGCCAAGTAATGACCAAATCATGTCTGATACATCCTGCGTTATTTCATCATCAAACTTCCTTGTCAACGCCACAATCTTTGGACTGTTTAGCAACTGGGTTGCAGACAGATGCGCCTTACCTTTGTTGTAAGTAGGGCGCTCCAATACATTGACAAATGTTTGGGGGATATTAAATTTGTTAGTTAGTTTCATGTTCTTACCTAACAATCAATTTAGAAAACAATACAACTAACACAGTTAATATAAGAAACTTAACCATGTATTTAGCAATAATGCGATCTTTAGAGCTTTTAGGTTTTGCTAACAAAGCTTCCTGTAGAAACAGCATATCTTTGTCATCAATTTGCATTGTGGTACCATTCTCACCATGCCGTGAGCCAATCTTTAAACCAGTTTTGGTTGTATAAGGTGTGTTCATTTTTGATTTCCTAGCAGTTAATCAGACTATAGTTTGCATGATATAATTTGATATGTCAATAGGTTGTACCCATATTTAGTCACCTACTATGAAAATAATTAATTTACCTTGGCCTCCGAAAGAATTATCCCCCAACGCCAGTATTCATTGGTCTAAGAAGGCAAAGTACAAAAAATTGTATCGGGAAGCTTGCTGGGTTTTAACCCTAGAAACTAAGCTAACAGTAGATACATTAGGGAAAGTCCCTATAGAGATAACCTTTTACCCACCCGATAAAAGACTGCGGGATGCGGATAACATGGTTGCCAGTATTAAATCTGGCTTGGACGGGGTAGCTGATGCTTTAAAAGTTAATGATAGGCAATTTTTGCCTACCTTTATTTTTACAGACGAAGTTAAGGGGATGGTTTCTGTTCGGCTTGTAGTCTAAATCGAATCGTTTGCTCTAAGATTCTTTCTTTGGTTAACTTTAAGTTATTAATCTCAGCCCGTTTTTGTTCTGCATTCCTCTGCGACTCAGGTAATTTTTCAATTCTACGGATATTGGAATTAATTTCAGACAAGTCCTTACCAGCTTGTTGAGTAAAGCCATACGCCTTGATCTCATTAATATGATCTTGATACCATGACTTTGCTTCTGCCGTTTTCTGATTCTTCATCAAATCTCGGTATGTTGCCATAGCCACTTCGGTACGTTGTTTTAAGTCATAGAATAAGTCTTCTCTACCTCTTGGTACGTCAGGCGCTACAAAGCTTCCATACAGAGGATTAGAACGCTCTTCTGGCATTGGTCTATTATTCCCTAGGGCATTAGACATCCACATTGCTGTAGCCGCCACAGTGCCCCCTAAACCACGCATGAGGTGATCTGCTTCCATTGGGTTTAATAAACGCTTTTCTTTACCCCCTGTAACAGAGCTTAACCATTTGCCAAGTTCAGAAGTTGCAGCATTGTACTGCTCAAAAGCGGCTAAGTTTTCCATACCTCTTGGTGTAATCCTACCGCCAGTAAAGAAGTTACGGTTTAATTTAATTTCAGCCAAGGGCTTTAATCCTGTTGGCACTGGTCCCGATCCCAATGGACCAGCAAACGCATCAATAAGTCCTTCATGTAGGGCTTTACGCAGTCTTTCGTTATCTACTGCATCCTTTGTTCCTTCTTTTGTTATCTGATTAAATAACATTTCTGGAATAGACTTAAATAGATAGCTGGCAGATGTATGCATTGGTATTAACAAAGTATGATCGTAACCAACTTCTTTCATTAACTTCTTAGGAATAACAAAGTTACGCATCTTTGTTTGATCATCCATCTTGTTATATTCGTCATCATCACCGATGGCGTAACAATATAAAAGAACGGTTGCCGATAAGCCAAGCCCTGCAATAGTTAAACGAGTAATAGCTTTTTGACGATCCAGTCCTTTTAAGTTGCCACTGACACTAGTTACTTTTGCCCCAGTTAACTTTTCAATTCCGGCAGCTGGCACTTCCATTAACGCTTGTGTTAGTACGTCAATTTGCTGGGCAAACGCATTCATAAACGAAATAGTACGGTTTAAGAATTGCGCTGTAGCACTGTTGCCACGCTTTTCAAAGTCAATCACATTGGTTGCAGCCAGTAGCGCTGCTCGCATGTCACCGCCAACAACTTTGCCATTAACAATCTTACCGCCAGATTCTATAATTTTCCGCATAAACACGGCTCTACGCTGTGAATAGTCAGAGGCATCACCAATCCGATCAAGCAATTTAGTAATCTTGGCGTAAGTAGACTGGTTAAGCAAACCCATTTCCTGTTTAAATTCTTGCTCAGCAGTTCTTGCCGTAGAAGTAAAGCCACCAATACCATGTGATTTAAGTATTTGTACAACTGGATCATTGCTATTTAAAGCTTTAATGGCGGAAGAAAATACTTTAGTCCACAGGGCTAATGGGTTTTTTACACCTGTTACCAGCATAGCCGTTGGCGCATCCATAAATACTTGTTTGGCTTGGAACGCTGGGGAAATAGTTACTGCTCTGCGTAAGCCGTTGGCAAAGAATGATAGAACCGTTCCCATAGGCACTTGAATGCTTTCAATACCAATTGCAGCTTGAGCAATCAGTGGATCAGCAATTTGAATATTTACCTTGCGACCATTAACTAAAATCTTAATAATGCCTTTTGAATGATCTTCTTGTGGGAATACTTTTAATTTGCCGTTCTCATTACGAACACCATACTCTTGGGCAATTCGGTTCATGGCGTAATTTTTAATAACATTACGGACTGTAACCATAACATTGTGAATCATGTTGTCCACAATATCATCAATATCTAAATCAACTTCACCTTCTTTAAATTTTTGTTCTCTAGAAACATTTCGCACTGCTTTTGTGCCATAAGTATATTTTGGCGTAGCAGGACGGAACCAGCTTGCAGAATGAACATCCTCTTGGTCATCCATAATACGATTCCAAGGAACGTAATCCTCAATTTCTCTTAATGATTGAGCACGTCTTTTATCAATCATCTTTGCAAACTCCATGAAATCTACCATGTTTTTGTTAACAGCGCCCCAGTTATCCATCATCTGACGGAGTTCTGGGTGGAGTTTTTCTAAGTCACTGTATTTGTCAATCTCTTCATCGGTTAAGTTAACCTTGTCTAAAGCTATCTTAATATTTCGTAACCCTAATTCTGCATCGGCAATCTTGTTTAACAGTGTTAACTGACGCTCTACACCAGTAGCCGGATCCATTTGTTCTGTTTTAAGATCTTCTAATTCACCCTCACGTTTCAGGTATTCATTCACAATAGAACGGGAACGCTTAGCTTCAAAGTAAGCTTGAATTGCTTTGTAAGACAGCTCTCGACCAATACGATTTTCTAACTTATGTTTTAAGTCAATCACATTAGCCATTGAATACTTGCTTTCTGATGCAGCAAACATTTGCTCATTTGGGTCGAATGCAAGCATTCCATCTAAAATTACTTGAGTTCCTATACGGGTAGCTCGTAATGCTTGATTCATTGCCACAGAAGCTACAGCACGATTTTGGCTATCCTCTAGCATACGCCCATACCTTGCGGCATCAGCAGCTGTTAAGCCGGCAGTAAAGTCAGTTGTCTTAATCCTTGCGGCAAGAACTACACGATCTACATTGCCAACTAAATTAACTGCGGCCTGTTTAGGGTTGACAAGCATATTCCTACCAATACGATTGGCTTCCTTCATGCCACCCATCAGCTTGTCATAGTTTGAGCCGGATACAGACAGAGGAGCATCTGGTCTATCTTTTAATATATCTTCTGTGGTTTTAATATTGTTAATAAAATCTAGTTTAACTTTGCCTTGGGTAAGGTAATCCACCAACATAATATTATGGGATCTTGGTGTTTCACCTTTAATCAACTGATTGAAAGCTTTGTAAATTGGGTACTGGTTATTAAACCCAAATACGGATTTTAATCCTTCAAATAACTGTTTGACAAATTGTACAAACCGATGCCACGGAGTACCCATTTTGGTAGCAAATAACCGTTCAGCATTAACAGCCCAGTATTCAGATGGGTTAATGTACTGATACATATCCATGTTTGGGCACAAAGATGCTGCAATATCAAAATTTTCCTTTGTTGGTCTTTCAATAAAATCTAAGACAGCTTTGAAATATTTTGCATTAACAGCGTCAGTGTTCTTTTTAATTGCAGCGTCTAACGCTTTTTTCCAAGAATCTATAATGGCATCTCTGGTCTGAGGTGTCATCATATTTTCTAAGGTATGCATTAATTCATGGCGAATCGTAACTGGACTGTTTGTTCCAAGACCTTTGTACAAAGTAACCAGTTTTGAAAATGTATTGTAATTTCCAATAGAAGAGCCTGTTTCATTCTTACGAACAGATAACTTAATGCCAGTTAATAAAGCTGGAGTTCTGTCGTAAAGGTATCGAATAACATTTAAAGTTTCTTCGCTGATATTGCTTTTAGAAAACTCATCAAAAGCTTTCTTCATAAAATGTTCAGGCGTATCATTCTTTGGCGTAGTTAACTTGATGTCTTGTTTTAACTCATCAGACAATTCAAGTAACCTAGATAGTTCACGCTGATAGCCAATGGTTACTTCGCCCTTGGCAACTTTCTTCATAATGTGAGCAGAGCGTTGACGGAGTTTTTTATACTCCGCTATCTGTTCATCATGGATACGTTTAATGGCAGCCGTTACTTTTTCATTAGGTTTAAATGTTATTGCATTAGTTTGAATAGGTTTTTGGGTATAGCTAGTTAATGTATAACCTTCACTATGGGCTTGACGGTCATACTCTATAATTTTTTCAGGAGACAATACACCATCTTCCAATTCAGCGCCATTAAAAAAACTAACTTCAACAGGTATATATTTCCACCCTAATTCTTTTGCCACCATAATGCGATGGTTTCCTTCGTTTACATAAGGAGTACCATCTTGGTAAATGTTTAAAAATGGAGCATAGTGTTCTGGCTCTTGCTCTGGTCTAAATGCCGGCAATTTATTATTCTTACTCATGTAATTAGTTAGCCATTTAATGGAGTCTGAACGAACATTTTGTTGTTCAGCTCGCATACCTTGCAATTTTGCTAATACATTTACAGGAAGAAGAACTTCTCTTTCACGAACACCTTCACGTCTAAATGATGCAGTAACAGAACCAAATCTTTCTGGTACTCCATATTTATCTACACCATCTTCTTTTGACTGTTCTCTCTTACCTCTTAACCATCCACCGCCCGGATTATCCGTTCTTAATGTCAGTAGCTTGGCTGTTGGGAACGCCATGTTGTTTGTAGGAATAATGGGGCCAAATAATTTCTTCGCCTCTTCCTTTTTATTCAAAGCAATTAACGAATCACCTTTTTCATTTATTAAATAGTCAATAACTTTCTTTGCTGTTTCCTGTTCATAAGTAAAGGCATACATCGTGCTACCTGACTTATAAAAATCACCCAGTAACTTTGTTAATCTGCTATCTAAGAAATAAATGCCACCAGTCTTCTTTGAGCTTGGTACGTTAAATTGAATTTTTCTATTATTACCAATAATTTGTAAAACTTTATCAGCTGTGCCAATAGTTCCGTTAGCTTCTGTTAAAAACTTTATAGCATCATCTGCTGATTTTATTTTTGTTGGTGCATCACTTTGTGCTTTGGTAAAGTCATATGTCCTTGGCATTAAAACACCTTGCCCAGTTGTGCCATCCGATTTTGTATAGGTCATAATCTGACCTTGGTTGTCTACAACTGGAGAAGCAAAGCCAGATAAAATGTTACCAGTTACCATCCAGCGTTTTTCACGCCTAACTGTTGCACCCTTGTCAAACAAATCCATTAAATCAATATTTTCTGCTACGCCAGTTTCAGGGTTTAACCAATTAATAATACCCTCTTGCGCTAATTGATATGTAGTACCAATTTGAGAAAAGTTTATTGAAGTAGATTTAGCTTCACCATTTGCCAAAGCAATTGTCATTTTCCAATCAGAACCAGCAGCTGGATTCTTTGTTTTACCTTTTGTTTCTACGTTGGTGATCACGCCATAAACAAAAACACCTTGGTTATTCTTAACAGAAATAGCCGTACCAATTGGGTAAGCTCTTAAAATAGTCTTAATGTGGTTTTCATTTAGACGTAATTGGTCTAATGTTTTATTAGTTTTTACTTCGTCAGCTTCACTTTCTTTTAATTCAGCTTTCTTTTGCTCAATAAAAGCTTTCATTGCGCCACTGAGTACACCATTCTGCTCATTGCCAATTTGTCTACCGCTTACATTACCCAAATTTTCATCAATTATTTGTTTTACTTCTGCCTTGGAATATGGCTTAACAGTACGCTTAACATCAATTTGTTCCATAAATGCTGGTCTAGCAAATAAAGAATCACCTTTTGATTCAGTAATGGGTGTAGAAGATAATGTTTCAGCATCAAGGTCAAAAGCCTTAGCTTCAAGCTTATTGGTTCCCATACTGTTTTCACGCTCAAGCAAATCGTTGTAGCGTTCAACTAAGTCTTTGTAGATTTCCTCTTGATCTTTAATTGGCAATATGGGAATGTAACCCGTTAATTTACGAATGTCTTCTTCATCAGCTTCAGACGGATCATCCGATATTTCTAATAATTTTTTACCACCCAATGCTTCATAAATTTCTGGGTTGTCATTTAAAAACTCTTGAGCAACTTGACCACCGTACTCATTCATAAAGTCTACAGCACCTTCAGCAGTTACAGCAGACTTACGAGAAGCTGTTGTATTCGCATTAAGTGATGCCATTTTCTTTAACAGAACGGCAGCTGGGCGCATTTCTGCGGGAATATCAGCCATCATCTGTGAATAAAACGGAGGTTGAATTTGTCCAGTTCGATGTACCCGCCCAAGCATTTGCATATGCGTATCAATGTTCTTTTCAGCCTGAACAATAATCATATGGCGCTTTTTTGTATTTTTTAATCCTTTTTTGGCGTGTAAAGATAAACCAGTAGAGCCGGCTTGATTTAATATGATTACTCTAATATCACCGTTATTAAATGCTTTAACTGAGTTAACACGGTCTTTAATACTGGGTGAACGAGGCATTAATAATGGCGTTCCACTCTCATAATTTATAGTTAATGTACGACCAGTAATCTCACCTGTTTTATATCCAAGTTTGCGTAATTCGCTATGCATATAATCAATTGGTGACATTGGAGCAGAACCAAACCCAGCATTATTAATAAATGTTTTAATGGCGTTGTATTGCTCTGTTAATGTTGGCCCAAGATCTTGATCAGTCAAACGGTAGATTTGAAAGTCTTCTTTTTTAACTGCTCCGGGCGGTTTAATAGTTACTGTACGTTGTTTTTCTAAATATCTTAAATACAAATCTTTAAAGGATAAGTTAATTGGATCACCAGTTTTAAGTCCCATTTCATCTGCATATTGCTGTAAGAATGAGCCCATTGTATTAGATACAGTTAATACAACTTGCTCGCCACGCTTTAAACTTTCTACAGCATGTTTAATAGAATCCTGTGCCTTCAATGACAATAACATTTGGTCAATCAAGTTATGCATTGTTGAGCCAAAGTTAGCAGATTGGACTTGGGTTTTTTCTGACCCTCCCCTTATTATTGAGCCACGCTTATCTAATTCTTTTTGTATTTCACCTACTGCTTTTTCCTTCTCCCTAGAGAATGACAAAATATCACGCATAGACGTAGCCATGTTTTCGGCAGTAGCTTTGTCAACTTTAGTTTCAACAGTGTTATAACTTACACCGGCAAATGTACGCTCTCTACGAATATACTGTCCTACTTGTGTAAGCATGTTTGCAACAATCTGTTGCATCGGAATGCCGCCATTTTTAATAGCTTCACCCAGTTCTGATATGTTATCCACAGCAAGGCTCATATCTGTGCTGGAATACAAATCCATTACATCTGGGCGTTTAGCGTAAGTGGCTGATGAAAAGAAAGAGCCAAAAGAATTGTTAACCATTTCACGAATAAATGAAGAACGGCCTGTGCCTTCTTCATCGGATTTTTTACTTGTGCCGCCAGCGTTATGGCTTTCGTCTAAGATTAAGTATCCGTCATTACCAAAATGATTTAAAAAAGCTTGGCGTTCTGTTGGCGCTTTTTTAACCATTTGTGTCTGAGAATAATTAGTAAAAATAACCTTGTAACGACCAAGACTGTCATCTGCTCTTAATTTCTTAAACAGTGCCGTTAATTTATACCCTGATTTTTTTTCATCTTTTAGAGGTGCTTTTAATATAAAATCTTTTTCAACGGGCTCACCATTAACTTGTCTTATTAATGTGTAAGGCACTGGCTCATTGTTGTTAGTTACTATTATTTTAGGATTATTGGACTCTAAAGCTAACTCATCAGTCATGCCAATATCATCTAAATCCCTAATCATGTCAGAGTACAGATTGGGTTTTTCTGTCATAAATATTGGTGTTTTGCCATTTAACAAAGCATACTTAATCATGCCAGCTACAACACGACCTTTACCAACACCTGTTTGATCGCCAATAATAAATCCTTTACCAGCTTCAGCGTTGCTAATTGCTAATGCAAGAGCATCTATTTGCTCAGCCGAGAATTTCTCTCTTAATGTTTCAGGATCCATTTGTAACGCTTCGGCTACATATTCATCAATATCGCCAAATTGTGCTTCCAGTTTAGTAAGAGACTGGTCAATGGATTGTGCCATTGCTCTTGGAGCTAATGTTCCAACAGCTGCGGCTTGAGAATGCGGAGTATAACTTACCTGATTCTCGGTTTCAATTTCTTCACCCCTACGGTCTTTTAATCTAGACTCGATTGGTATACCTGTGTCAGTGCTAGGTTCACCCAATCCTCTAGGCTCGTTTCCTGTATCGCTTGTTCCGCCTCTGGGCTGTTCTCCTTTAGCTGTGCTGGAAACGGGTTTTCCAACATCTGCAGGTTCAGGTTTGTTAACAGGTTTAGGTTGTCCTTCACTAACACCTGTCCCAGTTGATTCGGGTTGTCCACGCTTGGTAGGTCCAGCTTCAGACACGCCTTGTCTGCCGCCTCCTGCGGGTTCTTTTCTTCCAGCACTAGGTTCATTACCCTCTCCGCTAGGGCGTTCACCCAATCGCTCTGACTCACCTCCCCTGCCGGTAGGTTCACTGATGTCAGTTCCACTGGTGCCAATATTTTCTCCGGATACCATGCTAGATTCATTTAGCTTCTCCTTTAACTGTTCATAGTTTTCAATAATTTTTGGAAGATCCCCAGCCGGTAATGATCTTTTAGGCAGAGTAAATCTAAGGTTTTTTGATTCCCATTTTCCGTTAATAACAATAACATCAACAGGATAACTAGCGCCCTGTTTAGAATACATATCGCCAGCTATCGTAAAGTGATCTACTACGTTGTAATCTTTATATAAATTAACGTAAAAATTACGTTTAGATGCGCTACGATATCCTTCACGCCTTCCTTCTTCTGTATTTGATTGAACGCCACCAACAATTAAAACAGCACGACCATTACTTCTCATGCTTTGTAAAGATTTCATAACAATAGCGTGATCAATTTCTCTAGTTTTAAACCCGTCAATATTAAAATCTTCCCCAATAGATCCAAATGGAGGATTTTCAATAACAACATCTACAGTACTTGGTGTTACTTTTACACCGTTTTCATTAGTAACTTTGGCACCAGAAAGTACTTTTTTAAGCATTTCAAAACGGCTAGAGTTAAGCTCGTTTGCTATTACCTTCTTTGGGTTAGCATCAATCAACAGCATTCCGTTACCAGCTGTTGGTTCGTATACGGTAGTGCTATCTGTTATTCCAGCCAGTTTACTAGCTACAAATGCCAATGGTGCTGGGGTTGAATACGCCTGTTCTCTAACACTGGTTGAAGAACGCACAGCTAAGTTTGGCTGACGATTGTACAAGTCTACCAACTTGTCATATGCATCCGCAGTCATCTTAGTATTTTGGGCAATATCCTGCGCAGCTAATACTACGCCAACTTCAATAGCTTCATCAGCTTGTTTAGCCTGTAAAGTACCAGCTTCAATCTTTACACCAGTCATATCTGATATAAACTTACGGCCTTCTATAATTGTTCCAAAGCCATTGCCAGCTATAAAGTGTTGTGATACAGCTTGTGCAATTTTAAACTTACCATCCACCGTACCTAAATCGGCTTTAACTTCTGGTTTAGTTGTTTTGTAATCTGTTTTAAAAGTAACTTGGTTTTTATCAAACACAACTACTTCTTCAACTTTAGGACCATTCTCGTAAATAATTCCATCAAAGCCAGCAGATTTTAATTTTTCTATTCTGGCTTCAGAAAGTGAAAATGGAAGATCTGGACCCCATTTATCTCTTTGCTCTTCAAAATTAAATTCATCAATATAAAGTGGGTTTTCCATCTTTATGTAAGCTGGAATAGTATATACACCTTCATTGCCAAGTGGAGCATTATGAGCAGCTTGAATTAAATTTGGATCAGTGCCAAACCATATAGCTTTACCACTACCATCCCCTTCAGGACCACCGGGAATTAATTCTTTTATTTGGTTACCATTTTTGTCAACAGCTCTAGTAGTATGATAAAAAATAATGGGTTTGCCATTTTTATCGGCAATGTAACCATCTTTAGACGTTGTTAAATCTGTAGCTTCTAACTCTTTTTCGTCTAATTCATCTAAAGATTGAACGCTAACCACTTCTATATTTTTACTGGCTTTTAACGGATAATTGCCAGACATGGCAATGTAAGAACCTTGCAAGTGATTTAAATTAATTCTGTCAGATACATCCTTACCAAAAGTTTTCTTAATTAAATCCCGAACAAACTTAGCAGCTTGTTTGAATGTGTGATAACCCTTACGGAAAGCAGCGTCCATTAACTTAATAAGCGTTGGCATGAGGCGCTGTTCTTCTTCAGGCATCATGTTTATGCGCCCAGTCTTACCAGCCATCCAAGACAATTCACCCAAGGCATCCATTAAATCTTTATCGGCTTGCTCTTCAGCTGTTAACTTAGGTGTTAGGTTGGTGTTAGGGCTTACAGCAGGGCTTACAGCAGGGCTTACAGCAGGGCTTACAGCAGGACTAACAGGAGCAACTGGTTTAGGACTTAAAAACTCTCTAAGTAAACCCATATCTGGAGAATCAGCAAATGGACTAAAGAAGTCTCCATTTTTTATTCCAGCTGCCGTAGCTTCAGGAGAAACATAAACTTTTCCGTTCTTTTGATTAATTAAACCAGCTTGTTCTAGTTTCTTTAATACCGGCTTTGCTGCATCTTTATATTCAAGACCATTTCCATTTCTAAGAATTTGCCCAGCAAATGTAATGTCTTCTGGAGTTAAAGTCTTTTTAGCTTCTTCTGCAACTTTGGCTCTTTGAGCAACTTGCCGTTCTTGATTAATCTCTGCCTGTGGTTTAACTGGTGTTTCTACTGGCGGCACTATTTCTTTAGGCAAACCCAGCTTATCTTTGATATTACTTAAAGTTTCTTGTGGGTTTGCACCAACTTCAACGTCTAAATCTCTAGCCAATGAGTTTACGTTTCTACCATTTATTTCTGCTTCACCCGTATTAAATTGGTCAACACGCAATAAGGCACGTTGTTTTAATTCAGGATCAATTTCTTCTGGCTGAATTGTTGTTTGTTCTATTTTTTCTTTAGGAACAACTAATAATTGATCAGGTGTAAAGGCTTGCAGTTGTCCTATATCTTTAATAAGAATCGGTTGTTGATCGTCTTGATCATGGAATGCATATACTAAATCACCGTTACTTTGAGCTTGCTCTGCCTGATCTCTAGTATTAACAGTAGTTGCGTTTTCAAATATTTTTTCTAAATTTAATTGTGGATCAATAGATGGTGGCTGAACAACAGGGGGAACGGTTGGTGGAGCAACAGGAGGCGCAGTAGCAACTGGTGGAACAACAGGAGCTGGAGGCACAATTGGTTGCTTAGGGGAAATTATTCCTTGTATCTCATCTAAGTCTTCTTCTGAAACTAAACCCTGATCAATTAATTGCTGTATATCAGGATTGATGGGGCTAACAGTGTTAGCCCCCTGTACTGGAGGAACTACTGGAGGAACTACAGGGGGAACTACAGGAGACATAGTAGGCTCTCGCTTTGATGGCTCTAATCTCCCTTTAAGTTGTTGATATTCTTCTTGTTCTTCTGGTGTAAAGTATCTTGGATCTCTAGCTGGAATGGTTACTTTTTGACCATCAGCTCCCGTGTAAGTTCTTTTCTTTGTGCCAGATGTTATGTCGTTTAGTTCTTTAAAACGCTTTATTTCATCCTCAGTTGGTGCTCCTTGAACGGGAGGCGTTTGAGTTTTTGGTTGTGTAAATGCTGATACAGCACCCGGACCAACTCCACCTAACGCACCTAGAACTAAATTAGCAAACGAGTCTGTACCAATATCTCTGACTACTGTTTTATCAATTCCTAAATCAGAAGCAATACCTTCAAAGTATTCTTGTACACCTTCTTCAGCAGATCCAGCAGCTAACATGCCCATACCACGAGCAATTTTGTTTTTAATTTGCGGGAGTGCTTTACTAAATCCACCAGTTAATAATTTGGTTGTAAAGTTTCCACCAAAAGCTCCAACAATACCTTGGGCACTGGCTGCTAAATCGCCAGCTTTATCTTCCGTCATCCGTCTAGCTAACTTAGGATGAGTACCCATTGCCACCAGATTTCTAAAGTATTCACTGTTTTTAGATAACTCAGTATCATTCATTGAGTTAACATGGTCACGGGCATTACTAATGCCTTCAGAAGCTGCTGATGTAAAACCTAATCCAGTACCAAGTGGTACGCTTTTAGTTATTAATGCTGATGCTAATAAAGGTGCGCCAGAGCCTAAAACTTTTACAGCCTGTCCAAAATAACCTAATGCAGAAGGATCTTTACCTAAAGATAACTGACTGTAATCGCCAGTTTGAATAGCTTTCATTATGTCGCCAGTTGGCTGACTTGAAGCCATTTCATCTTTCATTTGTGGTGAAAGTGATTCTTCTATTTGTTTTGATTTTTCCTGACCCCATATTGCCAATTCACGGAATTGTGGAATCTTACCTTTAGTAATTAGTTCATCTACTTTAGTATTTAAATCTTTTGTTGGAACAAGTTGTTTTTCAGTTATTTCTTTGGGGAAAATATCAGGTAAACCAGCACCCGGAACCAAAGCTGACGTAATCTTTTTAGATAGTGCAGTAGGGTTTGCCATTAGATTTAAAAAATCCATTGGCGCAGATAGCAAACTTTTTCCTGTTTGTGCTAACCCAGCTTGTGCGCCTTCTGGTATTCCAGCAACAGATGGAAGTGCGCCAGCGCCAAGCAGTTTTGCAACATCACCCAGTCCGGCAGACTTAGATGCGTTTAACTCTTTATCGGTAATCCATTGATTGTTAAGTAGATATGCTTTTTGACCAAATTCGTTTTCAGCTGTTTGTGTAGGTGGAACCCATTGATTATTAACAAGAAATAATCTTTCGCCTGTTTTGTCATTAAAAACACTATCCATTATTTATCCTATTTAAAACCTTTTGGAGGTGGCGGTACAGTACTAGCGCCTGAATTTACTGGTGGCGCTCCACTTGGGCTAACTGTAGCAAGGTCTGCTGCCGTAATTGGTTTTAAACTTGAATTAAAACCTAACATATTTTTCATTTCAGCTGGCATATTTTTCATTACTCTTTGCTGAGCTAAATTATAAGCTTCTTCTTCTGGCATATCCATTTGATATGTTTGTTTATAAAATGCTCGAATATTAGCCATTTCATTCTTTAATGAATTGCCAAATGCGTTGTAAGCTTTAATATAGTTTGCCTGTTGTTGCGTTGCAGCAGTTTGTGCCCCTATATTTTTAGCATACAAAGCACCCAATGTTTTAGCATCAATGTTACTTTGTGCTTTAATTATTGTATCAAGATTACCCATCTTACGAGCATAACGGTTTTTTTCAGTATCTGTCTGCTGACCAAGCAAATATCTTTTATCTGCTTCTGTACTAGCTTGATTCTTTAAATAATCCTCAAACCCAGTTTCAGCTCCAGCGCCAATATTGGCATTTGCAAATGGTGAAGTACCGCCATACGCTTTTAATCCACCCCTCATTAACGCCATGTAAGGTGCAAGCTCTTCACGTTTTTTAACGGTTTCTCCATATGCGTTTCTAGCCGCTTCGGATTGTGCAAACGGATCTGGTGCTGTATCTAACTCCTCTAAACGCCTACGGATTAAATCTTGGTAATCCATTGTGTCGGCATTTTGTTTCATCTTTTCACCCTTACCACCAGAAGGTGTTACTACATCACCTTTTGCAAAAGCAATAATTCCACCATCATTAAACTGTTGTGGAACTAAATCGCCAGTTGGTATATCGGTAATACCAGCATTAATTACCTTTGCAGCTTCAGGGTTAGCTTCTATTCTTTGGTTAGTTTGCAATCTTCCCATCATGGCAAGCTTATCTTCTGGTGCAACAAATGGGCTGTTCTGTCCTTTTTTAAGTTGTTCATCACTTAATAAGTCAACAGAAACACCGCCTTGTGCCATCTTAACTACGCCACCTTTTTTAGCTTTAAATCCACCCATAGCACCGTATGCTCCAAGACCCGTAGCTCCAAGTCCGGCAATTTGTGATACTGGGTTAGGCGCAGCTTGGTACATCTGTGTAGATCCAGACTGTAAAGGAAGGCCACGCAACTGAGCATTCATAAACGCAAGTTGTTGTTGTGGGTACTGTTGCGATACAGCGTAATTCTGAATTGCTTGATTGATTAAGTTTTGCTGTTGTTGCTGTTGCTGTGCTCCAACTTGACCTTGCAATCCATAAATACCTTGTTGGGCTTGCAACTGTTGACCGCCAATACCGGCAAGTTGATTAGCCATCTGCCCAGCTTGACCTAATCCTTGTAAACCATATTGACCAGCACCAATAGCTCCTTGGACTCCTTGTAATCCAGCTTGAGCACCTTGCATACCCATACCAGCACCTTGCATTCCTTGTGCAGTTCCTTGCAATCCTAAGTTAGCAGCAGCTTGTTGTGCACCAACGCCCTGTAAACCAGTTTGTGCACCTTGCATAGCTTGAGTGCCAGCTTGCCCAGCACCCTGTAAACCCATGCCGTATCCTTGCATAGCTTGTGAACCGGCTTGTTGTGCGCCTTGTAAACCCATGCCATAACCAGCTAATGCCTGTTGCCCAGCTTGACCAACTCCTTGAAGTCCTTGCGCAGTGCCTTGCATACCAGCTTGTAAACCTTGCAATCCTAAGTTAGCACCATACTGTTGAGCTTGTTGAGCTTGTTGGAACGCTTTATCGTAACCCTGACCAATGGCTTGTTGTTTAGCAATTTGAGCTGCTCTTTGGTTTTCAGAAGACATTAATGCTTCACGGCTTCCACCGAATGCGCCAGATTTAGCTGCACCACTTCGTTGTTGTGTTCCACTAATATCGGCTTGACGTTGAATCTCAGCAAGTTGTGGCTCTAAAGATGCTTGTACATATGGATTCATGTATGCTTGTAATGCAGCAGGACTTGTTGCCTGTTGTGCATATTGACTACCAGCACCGGCCGCTTGAGCTCCTAATCCAGCTCCCATGCCACCATAACCTAAAGACTGACCTGCATACTGTTGACCAGATAAGGCTCCTAAACCACCATACAAATTAGATTGACCAGCAGCAGTTTGCCCAGCTTGTGAACCTAAACCACCGTATAAATTAGATAATCCGGCAGCTTGCTGTCCAGCTCCAGCTCCTTGAGCCCCATACATTCCAGCTTGTCTTGCCGTTTGCATTGCTGCCCGTTGTGCTAGATCAGCTCCTTGTGATCCATACTCCGCACCCGCTCCGCCAAATTGCGCTCCAGCAGTGCCATAACCTAAAGCTTGATTTTGTAAGCCACCAGCTTGCCCTGCTGCGCCCATTGAACCAGCAGCAGCTTGCCCAGTTAAATTACTAGCTGCTCCATACTGGGAAGGTAATTGTAAATTAGCAATTCCTTGCTGAGCTTGTTGTTGTAATGGCGTAAATCCAGCAATTGCATTTTGAGCAACTTGCATATTTCCAGCCATTTCTTGCGGAGAATATGCTTGTCCAGTAGCTTGATTTAATCCGTAAGGTGTATATGGTTTAATGCCGGTAACTTGTGTTGTACCATCTGCATTTTTTGATGTATTAAATAATTGTTGCTGAGTAGCTCCAAGCATTGTCTCAACATAAGGCTGGGCATATTCAGGTATATTAGTATTGGTTACTGTTGATTGTGAAGGACCGGCTGGTGCTGAGCTTCCCCCCCCTCCCAAATTTAAAGTAAATTGGGTTATTAGAAAATGTTGCCAAAACTTGATTATGTTCATAATTTAAATTCCATCAAAGTAGCTTTTTTACTAAACCCAACATGTTGGTAAAGTCTAGCGGCTGAATCTCTTGCGTAACATTGAACTCTGGTTGCACCATAATTTTTAGTTATATTACAAACTTGTTCAAACAACTCTTTATTAACTACTGTTTTACCACCTAAAGTAGTGATAATGGCTGTTCTATTGTTTGCACCATTTTCAAAACTTACAGTTAATGCACCGTGTATGTTTTTATTTTCATCTAATATTACTAATAAAATCCATGCTCCTGATAAAACATATACTTTTACTTGTTCAACACTGTAATCATCACCATATTGCACAGCATCTTTAATGTAATTTTCTACTAAATTCCAGTTTTGTGCGCAATAATTTTGATGCAAATGTTGAATAATCATGCTGGTAAATGCTTATATGCCTTTGTATTCTGTGCAAACTTGCCTTTGCCAATTGATTTCTTGCGAGCATTTTGTACATTGTCCATCATTTTATATAATCTTTTTGCACCAGCTTCAGTAGATCCATTACCTAACTCTGAAACAATTCTAGCCGGAACTACAAACTCACCATCAGCCAGTCTAGCTTCTTGTCTTTGACCAATTTTAGCTGGAATGTTATCGCTTACGCCATCGCCCGGACCACGCAACAAACGTCCACCATCGGAGTACATTCCTAAAGATGCAATACCACCTCTAGCGTATTGTTCACGCTCAAGATACGGTTTAGTAACTGTACTAGCTTGATATGTATTTGGATCAAAAGTTGATTGATTAGGATTTGTATATGGCTTACCGCCTAAAATTGACATCATATCTGTTAAATTTGCATTTGAATTTGCTTTTTGATATTGACCAAGATTTTTTAATCTATTTGCCATAGAAACATCACCACCAGAAGCCATCCCAATACCTTGTTGCATTGGGGGCGCACCGTATTGTTTATAATTACCGCCCGGTTGTTGACTTAAATCGTATTGTTGCGCTCCCATTGCACCACCAGCTTTTTGGTCTTGTGGTATTCCGCTTAGTCCTTGTAAAAACTGTCCAGCCAATAAAGTCCCTTGGTTTGTTTGTATAGGCGTAAAGCCGTTAACATCAGCAGACATGCCTTGAGCAGATTGCGCATTGTCTTGCATATTCATTTGCGCACCTTGAGCCTGAGCACCTTGAGCTTGTGGTGCAGCGCCAGCAGGGGATTGACCTTGGGCACCTTTTAATAAACTTGCTAATGAACCCGCAGAACCACCTTGAGGACCACCCGGGGGGGCGTAACCACCACCTCCACCAAATCCACCACCAGCAGGAGTATAAGGAGAATTGCCAGCGTCATCTATATTAATTGGTACGTTTAGTTGCATCTGTCCACTACCTGTTACACCTCCACCAGCAAAATTAGATATACTTGCAAGTCCACCACGAGCCATGCGGTTAGCAATGTTTCCACTCATTGGATCTGTTGCCATAGAGTACTGTGAAGTCCCCTGTTCATAAGATGACGGGTTAGCAAAGTTTGTTTGTGGGGGTATACCGCCCATAGCTAAACCACCCATAGCCATTTGTCTATAAGCGTAAGGTAATGGGGGAACATCTGCCGGAGTATATCTGTCTGGATCATATCTAAAATTAGCTAATGATCCACCTTTATATTTTGAATCTGGCGGCACATAAGCACTAGTTGGCTTAGCACTTAGTATTTCATTAATTCCAGCTATACCGCCACCAATAGCTTCTGCTTTTGGCATGCCAAATAATTGTGGTTGAGCGGCAATTCTAGATGCGTCAGCTTGTTGAGCCATTGATTTTAATACATCTTGTGATGGCCCTGTTGTAGATGGCAAATTAGCAATAGGATTGCTACTAACAGTCATTTCTCCACTTGGAAGATATTCAAAATTTGGTGGCGTAAATGTGGCTTGAGGGGTAGGATACACAGCAGGAGTTGGCAATGAACTTAACCCAGCATTTGATGCTGTTGGTCCGGAAGCTAACATGGAGCCTGATTCAGCAGGATTTACTCCGCCAAAATATCCAGATGCAGCGCCACCAAGTCCACCCATAAGGGCAGATTGAAGAGGATCTTTGCCTGTAGCTGCCCCAGCAAGTCCACCTAATGTGGCACCAGTAACAGCTGTTGCTGCTGTTGCACCAAGGCCTAAACCAGCTGCGCCACCTGTCATAAGCATAGGGGCAAGAGCGGGAGCTGCTATACCGGCAGCTATCATTAGCCCCATGTTTAATAAATTATCGTTTCCTGAGCCACCTGACATATTAGACCTCTCTTAATTTCTCATATAATAGCATTAATTTAATGCCGATACAAAGGATAATGTTGCTACAACTGAAGCTGTTGATGGTTTAGTTGGGGTACCACTTGCTGCGTAAGTTTCTATTGTTACACTAGCGTTAGTTGTAGACCAGTAAATCTCAACATAATCCCCTGCGTTCATACTTAAAAAGTAATTCCACCCTTTAATATCATGAAATGGGTCGCCCGGATTTTTACGGGCTGGTAGTCCAACTTTACCTGTAGACCCTACAATATCCGTACCATTTTGTTTAAGCCAAATAAAAATATCATGCGGGGCATTGTTTGCGTTTTGTACTTGTACGCTAAATTGCAGGTTGTAGATTCCGGGATTTACGACTGTTATCTTCGAACTAGCTATGGACACACCGTTAGAAAAATCTGTGGTGTTTAGTGTCATTAGCGTAGCTGTATTAACTGTAGCTGTTTGGCTTACAAAACTAGAGAACGCCCCGTATGGATTATTTAAAAACGCTCCGCCTTGTCCGGCTAATATTGACCCCATGTTATCAAGCTGGTTAAAGTAAAGCCTCAATACGTTGAGCAACTGATTAATATATTCTTGGTTATAGTTAACCGGACCAATAGGTAAATTAGGTGCCTTTGGAGGCAGTAATGGCAGGATTTTATTAGGAGTAACCATTATCTATCCGTCCAATGTGTACGTTCTAATTCTTTACGAGCTGTAACGGCTTCTTCAATAGTATTACAAAGTTTTGAATAAAATGAATTTTTATTTGATGTAATTTTTGCAATATATTT